GAATCAGAGAGGTTGAAGACAACGTGATTCCAATCTGAAATGCAAACAATGAGATCGGAAACAGCGGATCGAAAAACCCGCTGGTGCTGTAGCCTGATTCAGGTATGGGAAACAAATTTGATTCAATCTCAATCGCCAAAGTCGTAATCCACTTCCCATGTTTCTGGTCTTGCGGCTATCTCTGATTCAATAGCCTCAAGTTCACATTGCTGTTTATGCGGCTTTATGCCAGTTGGCTCTTGCCACCAATCGACTATGCAGACGCAATCTGATTCGATGGTCCATTCATATATGATTCCATCTTTTTCATAAAATTGAGTACTAGCCACTGGGGTTCCTCGCTTTTGCTTGCTTTGCCAGACTCAGAATAGCAATTGCATCCTTGGCCCTGCTGCCGCCATCGAGTGCCAAGACTGTGACACTCGCTAGAATCGCTTCATTGTTCTTGGCTTCTAGATTCCGCTGAAGGGCTTCTGCTTCAAGTGCATACCATTCTAGGGTATTGATGATTCGATCGAGTGCAAGACTATTCATCAGCAATGCCCTCTCTGCTCACTCACTTTCGTGAATGCATCATGGAATTCGGAATCAGTGAACGGAAATTCAAAGATTCCAATCTCGGCGGTCCAGACAAGCCATTCGCCGTCATTGATGACTCGCTTGCGATCGAGATGCCATGACTGTGTGTGGATGTTTTTCTCGATTCGGCCACCGGCTAATGCTTCCATGAACCAGCGCGGAAAGACACAAGTGTGGCCCTCTTCTGATTCACGGAACTGGTAGGCTTCGACGACGATGTTGTGACCGTTACGGACGTATTCGAAGGTTTTCATGTGATTCACTCCCTATCTGGCAACTCATGTGCGAATGCGATTGGTTGCGCGTGCCGCTCCACATAGATGACTCGATCTTCGTGCATCGTCTCATTTTCGAAGATTCGTCCATTCCATTCAATGAAAGTGTCAGTGCCCGGACCTTCGAAGGTTACGATACCTTCTTGAATCACGTCTACTTCATCCACATCCATGAGAACAATGTAGACGTCTTGCAGTATTCTAGCCATGTTGATTCACTCCATGTAAACAGTGCCGCAAGTGCCATCGCACTTCGCAAACAGGTGGCCGTTATGTGGACTCAGTCTGCCGATCCATTGACCGGCGCAGCGATTGCATTTAGTCTTGGCGACTTTCAGGTTCTTTTCGAGCATCACGCATTTGAATCGCGAGGCCTTCGCCACTGTCTCTAACGATGTGCGCATGAACTCGCTTGACTCTCGTGTGATATTGGATATGCCCTTCTCGGAGGATGTCGAAGCTTTCGAGCTGTTCGTTCCATTCAAGGATGACTCGGTCACCGAAAAAGACTGGTTCTTTGTCTCCGAACCTGATTCGTGGCTCGGTATTGAATCCGTGTTCATCTGACTCAGTGATTCCAGAGTGCTGAACTTCGGAGCCAACCGTTTCTTCTCGATTTGATCGTCTGTCATCTTGTGATTCCTTGTCGCCATCTGTTTGGGCCAGAAGTTTGCAGAGTAATTGTTTGATGAGAGTATGCGTTTCATGATTAATCATACTTCTATTGAAATAATTATCGAGAGCGTCAACTTCTTCCTTTCTTATTGGTTGCAAGCGAAGAGGCTTTGATTCAGGAACCTCTTCCCACACTCGATCGAATTCGTCCATCGGCCAATAGACTCGCAGATTTTTAGACTGCGGTTCACCTGGCTGACGACCACTCAAACGAATCATCATATTCTCCATGTCCTCGCTTGGTATGAAGTCGTTTGTGAGTGTGTGATTCACTTTCATTCGATAGCGAGTCATATTTTGGATTCCTCTTGAAGTGGGTTGGCTTTCATATATTGTTGAATGGCCAACTGACAGACTCGGCTGCGGCTCAAATGGCGAGTCAAAGCGTAAGCCGAGAAAGTCTTGTAAAGCGGAGTTGGCAATGAGAGCGTCAGCGTTTGTGTTAGTGATTCAAAGTCTTTCATGTAGTGATTCGATAATAGGCCGATTTTCCGCCGCTTCCTGCCTACTCGTGAAAGTGACATTCGCAGAGTAGCGGCTATTTCGGAATCAGGCTTGCCCGCTTTCCACATTTCGCGAAGCTTGTCTTCCTGACTCGGCAGCCATTTCTCACCAGTTGTACTCGGCATAACATTCCTCGATCATTCGGTTGATGGCGGCTGTGCGATTCAGATTCCAAAGGGAAGCGAGAGCATCTAGCTTGGCTAGGTTTTCTTCTGGAATCAGAGTGTTCACAGCATGCCGTGGCTTGACGACTCGATAATCCTTAGGAGTCACTCCATACTTTTCACAGACTCGATAGATCTTGTCACGGTCGATTCCGAGGTGAGCAGCGAGGCGTTTCGGAGCGGTTCCGGCCTTAATCCCGATAATGATTCGTTCATCCAAAGACAGATTGATTCCAGGCAGAGTTTGCTGAAGACCGTGCGCCTGGCCACTTGATTCGGCTATCGCCGAAGGCGGTTCCAGCTTGGCTCTGCCGATATAAGCATCATATTGCGCTTGAGTGATTCTAATCTTAGTTGGGCCTGACTCATTAAGCTGGGAATTGAGTGAGTCTTTTTGTATGGCGGATTGGGAATCGAGTGCCTGGGAATCGAGTGGAGGCTTTGCCATCGAGTGAATCTCCAAATTTGGGACAACATGCGTATATTATATAATGACAGGCATGGAGAGGCAAGAAAATCTTTATGTAATTTTTTGTTTTGCTTGATTCACTCGATAGATAGCATCGGGAGCGCCTCTGCCAACACTCGATAGTTCCACCCATGCCTATACGAAGTTGACTCGATCGAGTGTTGCTTAGCAACTTGGCAATCGAGTGTCTATCGAGTGATTGAATCAGCCTTGCTTTGCAATCGAGTGCGTGGATGCTTGGTAATTGAGTGAGTGATTCAATAGCTATCGAGTGCTTGCATTTGCGCTTCGCACATTTCTTTAATGAATCGAGTGTGATTTCACTGTCGAGTCGTCAATGTGAGTAGTGGAAATCGAGTGAAAGGCCAAAAATAGGGGTTGATTCATTTCGCCCTAATTTCCGCGAGAGATGGACGAAAAATTATAGCCCGGCGTAAATAAAATAGTTACCGGGGCGCTTGTATTTTCCGGAGAACTGAATGAAAATTTACTTACGCCGTGTCGGGTTTTTCCCTCGCGTGCGCACGCGCGTTCTTTCTAGCGGCTCACAGACGCGCGTTCCTTCACAGACAGGCAATCACTCATTCTCATTGCGCATGCGTGTCTATGGCCTTCCTAGCGGCCATAGCGTGGCCGTTCCTTGCTAGGTCCAACCCTCAACTAAACCGGAGAAACCCCTATGCCCAAAATTACTGACTCAAGTCCTTCTATGTTCTTTGAATCATTCGAGAAGAATGGCGCGATCCCATTGCGTTGCTTTGGCTCCGCTACTCGATTCCTTGAAACTTACGAAGAGCACATGCGCAAGCTTTCAATGACTCATTTTGATTTTCTTGCTGTGAATTTGAAGCAATATCCAAATGACGTGGATGCATTGCTAGATATGGCGAAGCTATTGATTCGGAGTAAAGTTAATGTGCATGGGTTGACATTTGAGCGAATCGAACAAGTGTATGAAATAGGATCGAGTGCGGCAAGCGGGAAATATCAAATACTCGAAGCCAGGCTGATTCAGCGAAGGCTCAGTGTCATTGAAGCTCTTTTCGCTGTAAAAGGATGGGCAGTGAATCGAGCAGATGGACTCGCGTGGAAGTACCAGAAGGCTGAATCAGAGGCTGAACAAAAACGGGCACAGAAAGAGAGTGAACGTGCAGCTAAGGAGGAGCAAGCTGAACGAGAGAGAATCGAATCGACAATTGAACGTCAACGACAATTGCTAGCGAGTCACCGTGAAGAGATACGGAGTCGGGAGAGTAAAGCGAAGACATGCTTGCAGATCATTAATGAATCAAAGCGCAGATTATATGAGTTGGACAGAGTCGGGAAGAAAGCGTAGCGGTCGGGCTCGCGCGCGCGAGCCCCTAGCGGGTGGCCGCGCATGACGCATGCATGAGCGTTGCGCGTGGCGCGTGCCTCCTGCTGGCAGGTGAATGACCGGCGAAGAATTTTCAGAAAGGGGGCTTGAACATGTCATCGATTGGCTCCATACTTAGAGACAGATCAACCAATAACGGTTGATTGAAACCGGGTTAGCGACTCGCCACCCACTTGAACCTAGAAGGGTTTACGAACATGCGCACGATTATTGCACTTGCACTTGCATCCACTGCCGGAATCGCCTTTGCGAAGGCTGATGACTCCGGCTCTGCTGCCGCTGCTCCTACTACTGCCGGTGCTGCTCCCGCAGAAGGTCAGGCCGTCAACAACGAAGGCGACGGCGACGCAGACAACGGCACTGGTGAATCCGCACCGACTTCCGACAAGCTTGTCCCACTGATGGACAAGGACAAGGTGAAGGCTGTGAAAGCCGCACTTGGTGGCGACCGTGTCTTCTATGACTCGGAAGAAGGCGAAGGCAATAGCGCTTTCGACAAGGCCAGCAAGGCTATTGAAGAAGCCAGCGGCAAGACCGACTCTTTTTATGGTCTGCCGTTGTTGACTCGTGAAGGCAGCGAATCGGCCCACATCACCGACGCGAAACGCATTTGCGTTGCAACTGTGGGAGTCCGCGACAAGGCCACTTCGACGAATGGCTTGAAGGCAATCGTTGCTTTTGAGGCGCCCGCAATCGATGACTTCAAGACCGATGAATCAGAGGCCGCCGTCAACTGGGTTGCCAAGCTGATTGAACGCGAGGCAACCGATGTTGCGTTCCAAGGTCTCCGTGCGGCGGAATCGCTTTCCGATCTTGAAACGGCTGTTGTGGGCATTCCTGCCACGGTCGGCGATATCGTGACCACGTCGCGTGAATCCAGCGGCCTTGACACCGACGCCTTCGACGCTGTGTGGATGCCATTCCGCATTGGAGTCCTGCGTAAGAAGATGCCGAAGGTTGAAGCAGCACTGCCAACCAAGCCCGACATCATCAAGTCGATTCGTTCGGCCAGCTATGCCAAGGCCAACCCGAAGTGCACGGTTCTTGAAGAAGCCGGACTTTTCGTGAAGATCGCGAAGGCGATGATTCAGGCCGGACCGCAGATGAAGGACGCCGACGGCAAGCCAACGCCAGTTGACATGTCCACTGTTCAAGACTGGATCGACAACCGCGAGAGCCTGAACCTCGGTTATAGCGAACCGACCGTCAATGCATCCGACCTCGTTGGCATTGAGTTCTAATCGACTCAAACCCGACTGACTCCAAAGGCCGCAATTCCGAAAGGGTTGCGGCCTTTTTGCGTTCTATGAGGACTGTTTACTAATTGCGAACAATCGCGCACCATTGTTTCTAGGAATCAATTCCTAAATCGCCACAGAGCGCGTCCAGCATGGTTGCCTATGTGGTTATACTGGCGAGAGTCAAAAGCCTCTGTGTGGCCTTCTGTGGCCGATTGTGAGGGTATGGGCTGAATCACAGTCAAAAGGGTTTGCGGCACTCGTCATTCACTCGATTGCGACAACCCTGCTTCACTCGATCACTCTCTAGGACACTCGATTCCGCCTTGCACTTGCCCACTCGCAAGAGTGTTAGGCACTCGATTCCAAGGAGAATTAATTGGATGAAGGTATTGAATTGTTAAGGTTTGAGGCGTATATTGAGTCCATAGGCAATTACGCCTCATAGGAGTTTTTGGAAATGGCCACTCACTCGATTCAGATCCGCAAAGAAGTCGAAACCGTTCTCGCCCGCGACTTGAGCGGATATGAGAGGGCACTAGTTAGCAACTTTGCAAAGCAGGGAATGGTGAATCCAATAGACATTGCTCGTAGCATCATGGAAAGCCACATTCAGATGCAGGAGCAACTCGTTGCCTCGCACCAGAAGGCTCTGGACGCTTTAAAGGCGGAGCTTGCTGGCATTGCCGACCGTGGTTTTCACTGATATCACTCGATTCTCACTCACTCGCAACCAAGGAATCAACATCATGACACACTCGATCTCTCCCGACACACTCGATTCCATCGCCGCCACCTCTGCCTTGGAGCAAGCCCCGCTCTTGCAAAGCGACTTGCAAAGCTATTTGCGCCTGATGACTCGCAAGCAAGAAGCCAAGCCCGGAGCATGGCAAGCCCCTACGCTTGGCACAATCACTGCCTACCTTGAAAACACCAATGACTCGGTGCAACACTTGCGCAAGATGGCAATGCATGCCGAAGTCACTCGTGCCTCACATGGCCCCATGCTTGCCCAGCAGATCGAAGCGACTCGCCAAGCCTTGGCCCAGCTAATCGCCTTCGCCGCGCTCATTGAGGAGGCTTGACTCCAATGAGGAAGCGCGTTTTCAAAGTGGGTGGACTTCATTTCGTCAAACTTGGCCGATTGACTCTCACATGGTCACTCTCTCGTCGAGTCAAAGAGCAGAGCAAGGCCAAGGCCAGTGGCAGCGGCAGCGGCTGGGAAGGTGTGGAACGCTGGGTGAAGGGCGGCAGCGAGGTGGAAATGGTTGTGTGCTTGATTGCGTGGCCGCTGATAGCCGCGTTAGCGATTCAACCCGTCGCATGGCTTGCCGAATCATGGCTTGCCAGCAGATTCTGAACAGCGTGGACTCCCGCAGGGTCCGAAACCTTCCTTAACTCTGAATCACTGCCGAGATTCAATCTTGACTCAAAGGTTCAAGATTGAATCTCGGAAATTTTCTCCGCTCGCTGCGCTCGCTCCGAATCGGAAGCGGCGTTCGCTTACGCTCACTACTTATTTGCTTGGCTCGCCGTTGGCTCGCAAGAGCGGAGTCTGCGACGCATGCTTGATTCGCCTTCGGCTCATGGCTCGTCTGCGACTCGCACGCTAACACAACCGCTTCGAGCAAGAAAGGGCCTCCCCCCTACTGCTCCGAATCCGAATGCCGGGGGGTAGAGCCCCCCTTCCGCAGCCGGGAGTCGGCCCGTTAATAAGACCACCCCTATCCCGCGTGGGGGTGGACAGATTCGGCACTTTATAGGAGGCTGGAATGGAAATAGGGTTTGAAGATAGTGATTCGCTAGTAGAGGGGCTAGGGCCGGATTCCCTTTATGGGGCGAAGGAAAGGAATTTAGGCGGGAGGCCGAGGAAAGTGATTAGTGAATCACTAGCTGAAGAGGTATCGGCCTCGGCAGTGGAAGAGGAATTTGAAGTTGAGTTGGAGATTGGTGCCGACGTTGAGTTAATCAGTGAGTCAACCCCGGGGGTATCTGCTGAATCAGAGTTGATTCCATCCGAGATGCCTCCTGAGGGTTGGCTGAAGTGGGGGGAGTTGCAGGAGAATATTCTAGAGGCTTTGATTCAGGATGAAGACGAGTGGGATGGACCGGAAGTTGCTGCTTTGTCGAAGAGGCTTCGCTGTGAGGTAGGTGAGCTTCAGCATTGCATTCAGATTTCGAATCCGGATCAAGTACAAGCTCGTCGATTGGAGAAATTGCTAGAGCTTGAATCACTACGGAAACGTGGATTCAATTGGGATCGAGTCGAAAACGCTGCTTTGGCGAAAATCATCGGACTCGTTGAGAAGAAAAACTTAACCACCGGGGAGTACTTGCAGATTGCCAGGGTGGCGAATGCAGCGACTCGTCGAGGTCCAGGAGGTGAGATCATGGACGGTAAGCCGCATGCTCCTGGCACACAGGTTAATGTGCAATTGAATCAATATGGACAGCCTATCGAGTCAGATGGCGGGCTGCCAGGGCCCGGATCGATCGGAAGAGTGACTCTCAGCCTCTCTCAGAGGACCATGAATCAACTTTCAAAACCAAAAACGATCGAAGGGGAGGTTGTGAGACTGGCTGATTCAGCAGAAATGCTGACGTCGACCGATATTCCACAACTGAGCAAGCTGGCTGATGGAGAGACATAATGGATTCGCAGCTAGTTGAACTCGATATTGAAGAACTCAAGGAGGCAATGCGCACTGATTGCGTTGCTTTCTTGAGTTTTTATCTTCAAGATGAGCTGACTCTCGATGTTCCACAGCTGCATGAGGAGATTTGGGACGAGTTTGTTAATATTGTGAACGCTGTGAATCTCGATGACTGGCGTGGGCACTTACAGAAACTCTTTTGTGTACCTCGTGGTCATGCGAAATCGACTCTCACAAAGTTGGCAATCATTCTTTTCTTTCGTTATTCGCGAATCAGCTTTGCGGTCTATGCCTCACTGACGGCAGGTATCGCGAAAGCGGCGTGTCGAGACATAGTGAACTGGCTTCGGACTGACCATGACCAGCATGTTTTTGGCCATACGACGGTTATTAAGTCCAATGAGGCTGAACAGTTGTGGATTCTAGAGATTGGAACGCCGAATCGAGGCAGAAAAACTGTTTTGTTGAAAGCTATTGGCTCTGATCAGCAGGTTCGTGGTACTCTGGTTGACAATAAGCGCCCTGAATTGCTGGTTATCGACGACTGTGAAGACAACAGAACGGCAGCGAGTGATGAATCACAGGCAAATCTTGATACTTGGCTCATGGGTAACCTGCTAAAGGCAACTGCGAGACGTTCTGTTCGCATTATGCTTGGTAACATGATCAATTCGAGGACAATGTTGTATCGATTCAGCAAGGATCCAGCTTGGAATCCAACTGTATACGGTGCAATCATCAGAGATAAGACCACTGGCGAGTTGAAAGCTCTCTGGTCTGGACTCTACACGCTAGAAGAACTGCTAGAGGACTACAAAAACTATCGATCCAAGGGTGTTGGACACGTCTGGGTCTATGAAATGATGAATATGACTGCTGATTCAATCTTCAAAATTGATCTCAGCCAGGCTGTTCGCATTCCAAGACCGAATCCAGACGAAGTCGTTGCTGGAATCATCACAGTTGACCCTGCATTCGGACAAAAAAGTTGGCATGATCCCACAGGCATAGTGGTTCACGTGAAAATTAAGGAGCGAGTGATCCCATTCATCGTTGATTCACGTAAAGGACGCATGTCCGAGGATCAAATGCTGGATACGCTTATTGAATTGAGTTATTACTGGAATATTTCAACCTGGGGAATCGAGTCAGTAGCTGCTCAACGACTTTTGATTAGTCTTTTCAAGGCAAAGTTAAAGGAAAGGCAGATTCCAGAGCAGCTATTCACCATGATTGGGCTTCCGTCCGGTGGTGTTGCCAAGGCGAGTCGCATTCTTGCGATGATTAATTCGATTGCATCGGGCAATTATGGAGTCGCAATCGAGGAAGAAGAGCTATTGACTGAAATTAGTCTCTATGATCCTGATTCAACCGATCACGAAGACATTCCTGATGCAGCCGCCTACGGTGTCATAGCCTGGGCGCAAGCAGGTGAGCAAATTCAGGAAGGTGGATTCCTGAAAGAGAAACTTCAGCTGATTCAGCAACAAGTAATGGCTGAGTCAGTACATCAATCTCAATACGTTCCTTACTAGGAGAGAATCATATGTACGACAAAGATGACGCACGCATGCAGTTCGATCCTGACAAGGATGTGGCGCAGCCTTCTGGTGAGGCTGTTGATGAATCAATGCTCTCCGACGAGCAACACACGCAGCTAGTGGATTACCTGAAGTCCAAGTTGGACAAGGAAAGACCTAAACGCGGGAATCGCATTCAGCGTTTCGCTCGTATCGACCAAATGGTGTCGACTTGGCAGAGACTTAGCGAAGAAGATTCCATGCGTGATTCACGAGAAGATATGACTGGCAAGTCGCAGGCTATTCCTGTGAATCTGCCGGTAGCGCAAGCGCATATCGATGACGCTGTTGCATTCTTCTCAGAGGTCTTTGCACCCTTGGGTGGCAACTTCTATGCTGATCCAGGTCAGCGCAGCAAGACCGAAGCTGTCAAGAAGTTGACGGCCAAGATGAATCAAGACACCAAGATCAACAATTACTATTTCAATATTACCTGCGCCATGCGGGCACTGCACAAGTATAACCTCGGTGGTTTTCATATCACCTGGACTCCGGGTAATAAGCTCGATGAGTCAGAAGGTAACAAGTGTGAATCAATTGACGTCTACAATTTCATGTACGATCCGTCAGTTGTCGACATGCAGAAGTTGCACAAGGATGGCGAGTGGGCAGCTATTGCCGGAGTTCGTAATCGTCTGTGGTTGATTCGACAGGCTGAGCAAAATGGACTCATCAATCTCGACAAAATCTTCAGTGAGCGTCCTGGCGATGGGTCGAATTCGTACGAGTTCGGTAAGGCATCATATTATCGATATCCTCCGAGTCAGACAAATATTGAATCAGATGGCGGTGACACGAAGTCTGGTAATGGAGTCAGTAATGTTGACTGGGCCAAGTATGGTCTCGGGACAGATGCTGATTCCGTTGTTGACATCGATGGCCATGAAGTGATCCTCATGTACTGCTGGATCAATGAAAAGCAGTTCGATCTGTATGACGAAGACAACGAGGAATCACCGATTCAGCTATATCGATTCACACTTGTGGATGGTCGTTGGATCGTTGCCATGGATAAAATGGAAGAAGCGACCGAACTTCCTATTTACATGGCACGACTCAATGTGGATGAACTAAAAGAAGCAGCCCGCAGTATCGCTGAACACATTAAGCCATTCCAACGATTCATGAGCTTCCTCATCAATACCCACATTGAAGGGATTCGTTCACAAATCTGGGGCTTGAAAGGCGTTGACCCTACCATGTTCGACGTCAGCAAGATTCAGAATGGTGAAACCTCAGGTCTACTGGTTTCAAAGATCGGTGGTCGTGATGTGCGTAGCGGACTCGTAAAGCTTGATAACAATCTTGATTCCAGACAGAACATGGCCGACGCCGGCAGCGTTCTGGATCTGATGAAGCAGTTCTTCCCGAATCAATCTTTGCCTGCTCAGATTGCCGGCATGGACAGAGCAATCACGAGTCAGGTCTCAGCTGTCATGCAAGGCAGCATGCGTAAACTTCATATGTTCGTGCGTATGCTTGATTCATCACTGATGTTGCCAACCAGAATGGCGCAGTATCGAAACATTGCTAAGTACGACAAGGAGAAGAGTCAGTTCACCGCTGTGACCGACGAAGAAGTCGCAGACTTGCTGAACAGCGGCCTAGGCCAAATCACGCGCGAAGCCGCAGCCGAGCAGATTCGATCGTTGATCTTCGCACTGATTCAGAATCCAGACGCAGCCAAGGGAATTGACATGATGGGACTGTGGACTCTCTACAGTCTGCTCCTCAACATCGGAACTGATCTTGGTCAATTCATGATTCAACCAACTCTCTCCAACGAACAGACCGCAGTTGATCCCACAACAGGAGCCGCCACAGGAGCTTCTACGGAATCGATGCCTGCTGGAATGGCTGGAATCATTCAGTAAATCAACGGCGGCCCCGGTTGAGACTAGTGGGTTGACAGGAGTGACGGGTAGATAAGCTAGCTTGCGAGTTGGCCTTGGGGTACCCAAGGCCAACTAGCGAGCGTCAGCGATTCTTCCCGGAGCGCATGTCACCAGAGCCAAGGTTCACGCTCGACGTTAAGCGGAGTCCCCGCAGCGGAGCGAAGCGGAGCAAAGGGCGGGGACGGAGTAGTCGAGTGGGAATGGCGCAGGGGAACCCACGGCTCAGAGGGGTCGTGCAGCTAAAGGATTCAGCTATGATCAAAAACATCAATGAGTATGTGAAGCCGGGTGAAAGAGAGCGAATCGCTAAGTCTTTTTACGGTAAACAAAGACGAAAGAAGCTGAAGGCAGAGGCGGATGCGAAGAAAGTCGCCTCTGAGACTCACTTCAAAAATAAGGCTATTCAAGCCAGGAAGCGTCAGGACTCAGATAATAAGCGATGGGATTGACGCGAAGGAGCAAGCCATGAATGACTCAATTACACGTTCAGAAGTGCGTAAACTTTTCAATACGATTCAGCAAAATGGAACTTGGGAACAAGTGAAAAATGAGCTGATGACCTCAACTGCTCAGGAGTTGAATAGTGCAACGACTCCAGAGCAGGCTTTCGAAATTGCTGTGAAATATCGATTGATTCACACAATCTTCGAAACTGTTGCACAGAAACTTGAAGCTTAACCCACGGAAGGGAAACTAGGAATGCATACTCTTTTGAATCGATACCTTGGAAAAATTACACGAACAGGGTTCTTGTCTGCGCCGCCAGATGACCCCAATATGTCAGGAGGTCCAGGCGGATCTGACTCCAATAACAATGCGAATCAGCAGCAACAACAGAAAAGCGGTGATGACGATGATGATATCGACATTGACGCTTTGCTGAACGCTGAATCAGAAGAAGAACTCGATCTCGGCGACGACGAAGGTGGCGGCGATGAGGAGTTGACTCAAGAGCAGAAAGAAGCCGGTGCCGCTCTGGGTAATGAGATCAAACAGCTCATCGGCAAGATGAATTTCGACGAGAGTCAGATTCCGGACGACTTCGACTGGAATGACAAAAAACAAATCGCTGGCTTGATGGCAAAGAATCAACAGGCAGCTGCTCAAGGAGCTCTTTCCTTAGTGCCGAAGATTCTGAATCACGCTCTCGGCATTCTCGTCCCTCGTCTGGAAAAACGAATCGACTCCGCTGTAGGCGGACAGTCTCGCAAGAGTTCAGCGACTCAGGCTTTTAATGACCTGGGTTATCAAGGTGCAGACAAGGCTTTCGCGAAATCGATCTACGAGAGAGCGATTCGCGAAAGCAAGATGACTCCTGAGAAGGCCGCTCGCGCAACGTCCAAGGCAATGGAAGCTTTGGGTAAGACGTCGAAGGGTCCGGCGGGAAACGGAAACAGCCGAGGACGGTCTGGTAAACAGCCTGAATCAAGGCTTGAGGGCGATGACGCTCTGAGGTCCATCTTCGGCGAGTGAACATCCGGAAACGAGCGAAAGGCCATTCGTCTCCGGATTCAAGTGAGATGAGTGGCCTATTTCAACGAGAGGAATGAATCAATGGCAGTACGTGGTGTATTTGCTTCTCACTCGAGCATTGTAGGGGACCGAGTCAATACCCTCTCTGGCCGAGTGCTCAAAAAGGGTTGGGGCGGCAGTGCGCCACTTCTCGCTCTGTCGGCCGGCATGAAGGAAGACAAGGTCTCGGACACTTCGTGGTCCTGGATCGAGGATTCGCACATTTCTGGTAACGGCAATGTCGGTGCTGGCGGTGCAACTGATTCGGCAACGACGCTGACTGTTGTCGATGCCGGCATCTGGACTCCGAATTCGGTTCTCATGGTCGAGGCGACCGGTGAGCACATGCTCATTCTGACGGTGCCGTCGAATACCTCGATTACGGTTCGTCGCGGATTCCAAGGAACGACGCCAACTACGATTCCGGCCAGTGGTTCCTTGCAGCTTCTTGGCACGGCGTTTGAAGAAGGTGGCGGCAAGCCGACTCCGGTCATGCAGGGTGGTGATTCGTTCACCAACTTCGTGCAGATCTTCAAGAATGGTTGGGCCATCACTGGCACAGCCAAGGCTGTTCAGTATCTGACGGGCAACAAGCTCGCCGAGTCGCGTGAACAGGCCACTCAGTATCATGCTGAGGATATCGAACGTTCGTTCCTGTTCGGTCGGAAGTCGGTCTCGACTCTGAACAACAAGGAACTGCGTACGACTCATGGCCTGGTTCCCCAGATCGAAGACTTCGGCGGCACGGTTGAATCAGCCGCCTATGGCTCGGTGACCGGCGCCATGTCTACGGATGGCATCCAGGACTTCATGATGCCCATTTTCCAGAAGAATGCGAAGGGCTTGCCCAACGAACGAGTCGCATTCGGTAGCATTCAGATTCTGAATCTGCTGCAGAAGATGGTCCGCAAGGACACTCAGTACGAAGTGACTGTGAAGGACAGCGAATTTGGATTCGATGTCACGACACTTTCTTTCGTCGGCAACAGACTGAAGATTCTGACTCATCCGCTGATGAGCGAAAACTCCCTGTGGAGCAAGATGCTGATCGTGTTCCATCCCGGATTGATTCGCAAGCGGAAGCTTCGCGAGACCTGGACTGAGGAATTCGGCCCGCAGCGTTCCAACAACCAGGGAATCGATGCCGAAGAAGGCTATATCGGTGACGAAATGGGCCTGGAAGTCAAGGGTGCTGAGCTGTCTGGAATCATGAAAAATATCCAGACAAGTGTTGCTTCGACCTAAGTTGAGTCACTGAGGGTCTCCCGGTTCCCTCAGACTCAAGTCCGGCGGGGAGTGCCCTTCTGCTTCCCGCCGGTTCTCCCCATTCAACAACTCGAAAGGTATGGTCATGACCACAATGATTCCCGGCAAAGGCAAGACTGAGTCTTCGACCTCTCAGCCGGCAAATTCGGCTCCGACTTCGGAGCGAGGTGAGAACACTGCATCGACGACAACTGGAACTTCGGCAGCGACACCGAATCCCGACCACGGATCACAGGAACCGGAAATTGTTCCGGTCGTGACGACTGGTTCGGACAATACGATTGCAACGACGGTCACGGCGGACATTCCTGAGAATCAGCCAGGTCCGACAGAAGTTGGTGAAGCGCGCAAGGCTGCTTCGGATGCAATTGTCGATGCGACTCAGAAGGCTGCCGAAGCCATCAATACGGAAAATGTGGCCCGTATGGACTACAATTTCCGTGATGAACCCGGATTCGAAGATGAAATGCCAGTCGAAGAACTGGATCGTGAGCCCGTTGCTGCTTACAAGCATCGACGCATTTCGCGATTCAAGGTTGGCCGGCATGTCTTCAAGGATGGGTTGCTCTATCTGTATACTGAGGAAGACAATGATGACTTCCTGCAGCTGTACAAAGGTCTGGATTCGACTGACAAGACACAGATCGTCAAGTACGATTGGCGGAAGGCAGCTTCCGTTGAATCCCCTGTCGATGCGCAGCGAGCCATTCGTGGCGCCTTGTCTGCCCGCAGTATCAAGGATCCCAAGGTTAACACCTAATCCTTGATTCCAACTAAACGTGAGGAAGCCATGACGACATTTAGCCAAGTTGTAGACGAGATGACTCTAGAGATCGTCCGTCCTGACATGATTACAATGATTCCTGGCTTCCTCAACCAGACGATTCGTGAAATGCATATGCATGCCCAGACGAATATGCCGGTTTTTTTCGATGATAATCGAAATGAAGCTTTAGTGACAGTGAGTCAAGCTGATAGCAACGACGGCACATTTTTGTGGGACATACCCAACATGGCATTGCTTCAGGCAATTGAAGCAATTAACTATGGCTATGGGAATCGCTATGCAAAGCAGAAGAGTCCGCAAGTTGCGCGACTCAACGATCTTTCCGATCCCAATGGTGGATACTATTGGTATCGAAGCGGTCCGCAAATTGCTATGGCTGGGACTGGCGGCGATGGGAAAACTGTGCGAATCAGTTGGTTCGCCTATCCCAGGAGTCTCAGGTATTATCTTCCTGGGTCGACTCGTCCTCTGACCTACAATGAAGAGACGATGGAGTATGCACAGCCGCAAGGCGCGACCATCTCTCTTGAAGAGGCCATGAATCTATCAACCAATTGGCTCTTACAGAGGCATGCTGAAGTCCTCAAAGAAGGAATCAGAGCCAAAGCCTACAAACGCATGGATGACCAATTCCGAGCCAGTACGGCTTATAGCCAGTTTCAGGCTATGCGGACTGGTATGCAGAATGCAGAATCAGTCGAAATGACAGCAAGCTATGCAAGGTAGAACCTGATTCAGAAAGGAACCGGGAAAATGGCAAGAGAAACGCTAAAGCGTGCCCTCAAGCTGATGTTTGGCCATGAGGGTGGCTATGTGAATGCTGCCACAGACGCTGGCGGACCGACCAAGTACGGAATCACGCACAAGACACTAGCTGCCTATCGCGGTGTGCCGTCTGTGTCGGCAGCTGAGGTGAAAGCCTTGACTCTGACAGAGGCTGAGGCTATCTATCGGAAGAACTACTGGGTTCAATCTGGTGGCGATCAGTTACCGATCGGACTCGATTACATGGCTTTCGACTTCGGAGTCAATTCGGGACCGAATCGTGCTGTTAAAGAGCTTCAGCAAGTTCTTCAGCGTGCTGGTGTTTACACTGGCAAGATCGATGGTTGGATTGGTGTTGGCACCATTGATGGAGTCAATAATTATCCAGGTGGACTCGAAGCTCTGATGAAGGCCTATTGCGAGGAGCGCATGTCGTTCCTTCGTGGACTCAAGGGCCGGCAGGGCTTCTCTGCTAATGGCCGTGGTTGGACCATTCGAGTCACTGGTAAGGATCCCAAAGGCCAGTGGAAGGATCAACCTGGAGTCATTGGGCATGCTCTCGCAATGATGCGTGAGAGCAAAGTCAAGCTTGAGCCAGTTGCGATTCCAGCTGAAGTGGCAGTCCAGGCTGAGACCAAAGCAACTTCTGAATCAATAGGTCTGCCGAAAATTCTCCAGAACAAGGAGATTCTCACATCGGCGCCGGCTGTGATAACTGCCATTGGCGGTATCCTTTCTGGGAATCCAGTGCTTCAGTACGGAGCAGTTGCGGTTCTGATTGTCGGTTCTCTCGTCGGCGGATACTATTTCGTTCGCCGAATCAGAATGGGAGGATAACTTGAAGATTTTCTACGTCGTCATTGGCGTCTTGGCGGGACTCACCCTCGGCTTCGGGGGTGGGTATCTCAAGGGTAAGTCCGTCGGTCGACAAGAAGTCTTGACTCAGGGCCTCAAAGACCGTGTTATCACTCTGGAAGAAGGAAAGAAGATCGATGAGAAAATCAGTAATGCTGATGATTCCGCTCTGTGCAGTATTCTTGGCGGGTGCTAAGGGCTGTGAAACCACATCGGGAGTCAAACCCTGTGACGTCCTCGTCGATATCCCCACGAGTCGCGCAACAAATGCGTATCTGGTCGAAAACGACAAACCGGCTGCGCGAGGACTTGCTCGTCACCGAGGCAGATTCAACATCTACAAGTGTGGGAGTCCAAATGGACAGAATACAGAAACAGGAAGTCCTGACGGAAGCGTCCCAGCATCGAATGGTGCTGCGAGTCAAACATAAGTTTCGACAGCGAAACATTGAGTGGCTTGCTTCGATTCAAATGTTTCTGTTAGGGTGGATTCTCCTTGATTCCGCCCCAACATTTAGTACCTCCGGGGCTTTTTTGGCTATGGCAACATGGGGCCAGGAGGAGTCCTGGGGCTGGTTTCTGATGATGATTGGAGCATCCGGTCTCATTGGACTCGTGATTAACGGTTCTATGGAGTCGGTAACTCCTTGGATACGAGTCGGGAGGGCTGTGCTAGGCTGTATTGCCTTCAGCATGATTGCAACCAGTATGTTCATATCGTGGTTAGTTTATGGGAACCCTCCATCAACTGGAATCGCGATGTATTTACCTTCTGCATCCTTCGAGGTCGCAGCGATCTATACGGCAATCATAGATGCGAGGGTCTATCGTAATGGCAGGAGAACACGCGCAGGTTATTAGTGAGTGGACCCAATGGTTAGTTGGATTCGCAGTAGCTGTAGTGGTTGGGGTGGCGACTAAGATGGGTTGGGCGAAAGGTTCGAATGTGCAACCTGAGAATCAAGTTGAAGTAATCGCCAGCGCCGTGGATAATAGGGCCATCAAGAGCCTGATTGAGACGATTGATCATGCAGTTGACCGCATGGGTGATATGCATGATGATTCGATACGACGCGAACGTCGGACTCAAGAGATGATGGAAGACATTACGGATGAGCTTCGCAAGTTAGTGAAGTGTATGCAGCAGTTGGCGGACAGCAGGGAGATCTGACTCATGGGTATGACTAGCGACGAAAATGCAAGCCGTGGCGCTAGCAGTCCTAACTCTGCATCTCCTGGCGGACGTGGGTCCACTGGTAATACAACTAGCGGTCGCTCAACCGGTCCGTCTTCTGGACGACAGGAGTCTGGTTCTCAGAGCCGTTCTGGGAATCAGACTTCCACTAGTGGTGTTAGCTATGGCGGCGGTGGCCGTAATGGTAGTTCCAGTGGTGGATTCAGTGGCAGCAATGGTGGTAGCAGTCGTGGTAGTAACAGTGGACGTTCATCTAGTGGATTCTCTGGTAGTAATGGTGGATCGAATCCCAGTGGTACGCAAAGCGGAAGTCGTGCTACGCAAGATGCGATGAATTCGACTCGCGATGCTTTGAATTCCATTGGTAGTGCTATTAGTGGATTCTTTGATCGCATGGAAACGAGAACCAGCAGTACTGTTGGTTCTGCGCTGAATGCGCTTGCTTCGACTATTGCTGGGACTCCAGTTACACCGACGACAGCTTTTGCTGGCTTGACTGGCAATGTTGGAATCGTTGCGAACACGCTAGCTGAATTAGGCTGGCAGCCTCATCATATTGCTGGAATCGTTGGTCGTTTTCAGCAAGAGTCATATGACCACCTTGACCCGAATGCCACTCGATTGAATGATGCAGGTCCAGGTCTTCATTCTGTTGGTATTGGTCAATGGAATCGTGAGAGGCTTGAAGCAGGCAGGGCATATGCTGAGAGCATTGGCATGGACTGGAATGATGTTGAGGCACAAGCTCGATTCTTCGATCATGAGATCAGGAATAACCCGGATGAGGCTAGGGCATTACAAGCACTGACTAATGCTAAGACGGAAGAAGAAGCCGCTATTGGCATGATGCATTATGAGCGGCCACAGGGTTATACAGCCTCGAATCCAACAGCTGGACATGGCTTCACCAATACGGTGGATAATGCTCGCGGTCTTATGTCGGCAATGTCTGGGAGTCAGACTGCTTCAGCTGACCAGAGTCCTGCTCAGGCTGCCATTTCGGAAGTGACCTCTGGTGTACAGACGCCGGCTGGTAAGTCTTCGACCGCGACTCAAACAGCATCGAATCCACTTGGCTCATTTGCCAGAGACTTGGCCGACACGATTGGCAGTGAGTTGGGATTGGGCGGACTCGCTCAAATGGCAGGCGGATTCTTTGCCGGTGACGAGGCAGAGAAGTCTCAAGTTGGGCAAACTGTCGCTGGTGCCTATGTTGACAGGATATCGACTCCAGCTGGTCGAATTGCTCGTGGTGAGCCAGAGCCAGGAGTTCCGCAAATTGCGGATACGAAGAGGCAGGGAGCAGCTAGAGTCAGCCAGTTGCTCGATGACCAGAAGCCGGTTAAGGCGGCTATTGAGGCGACGAGAGTAATTCGAGATCCAGTTGGATTCGTACTCGATACCATCGTTGATTCAATCACAAACAGTCCTCGGATGAATAATCCAGGGCCTGAAGGTGAACCTGATCCGGATGCGCCGAAAGGGCTGGCTGGATTCCTTGGGAATCTATTCGATGGCAGCGCAGATACGACGGATAAAACTGGACTCGGTGGATTCGCGTATCAGCGCGGTGACAATAAGAGTGGGAAGGGTGAGTCAAAAGAGATGGCATCAAGTGATGATAGTGGAAGCGCAGGCTCGGATGATTTCGGGATCAAAATTCCACAATTCACGTTGCCGAATCTGGAGATGATTCAACCATTGGCAATTGACATTTCGTTGCCGAAAACGACTCGTAAGCCTTATCAGTGGAGTACGATATCATGAGTCAAAGCACTCGATTCCAGCGTTATGGCAAAGACACATTGAGCATAGAAAAGCTCATTAAGGATTGTCGTGACCTGGAATCCGAGTTGCGAAAAGAAATAGAGACTCTCAAGGAGAGAGTCAAGCAATTGGAAAACGGAGGTTAGTATGCCCTCGACTAGAGTTGCATTTCCTGAGGTTCAGTCTTGGACTCCCGCTGTCGAGGCGAAAGCTGTCGAGAACGGGAGTCTTTTTGTATTAAACGGTCGGAATTACTATTTTGATTCCAAAGGACCGAAGTCTGGATTCGGAAGCAGCGTGTTGCCCGGTGGGGCTATCAGCGCAGGTGGTTTTGTTACTGAATCAATTAGCTTTGCAGACCGCACGATTCTCTTCACAGAAACAAAGGCACTCGATCGTAGGTGGACAGGACTAGAACCAGTCACTCTCGAGGGCGAAGCATATGAGTATTGGAATACGGTGGCTGAGTTTGAATCACTGTATGCCAGAGATGTGAAGAATCAGAAATGGACGAGCGCATATGTTGGGTATGCGTACTATGTTTGTCATCCGCAGAGGGGCACTTTTAAAGTGCTTAGTGATTCATTAGAGCCGCATACAGGTCCTGGAATCCCTGAAGATCCGATCGCCATTGTGGAGACGAATGGCCGACTGGTAGTGTTGACTCGCTTCACTCTGGCCTATTCGGCTCCGTTTGATGGTGATGACTTCACTCCAACTCTCGGTGGCGCCGGTTTCCAAGTCACGGCAGAATTGGTGCCTGGGAATCCGATCACGCTCACGACGTTTGAGGGTGGATTCTTGTTGTGGACTGATGGGGGAGTACTCATCGGCGAATATGTGGGTGGTGAATCAGTATTTCGTTTCGATCGAGTCAACACCGATCAGCTGCTCATTGGCGGAGCAGCCTGGTCGAACATGCAAGATGGTTCGATCGTCATCATGACTAAACAAGGACTCATGAGGTCTACGGCACAAGCTGGATTCCAAGAGTTGACTCCGATATTCAATGAGTATCTGAGAGAATTCATTCGTGAATCAGAGGATATTGTGTTCCGCCTCTCGTACATTCAGGAGATGGATCATCTCTATGTGCAGATCATGGACGGAACGAATCACTTCAATCACACATACGTCCTCAGTGTCAAGTTGGACAAATGGGGAATCTTTTCAACTGATCATCATGGAATCGTAAGGTTCAGTAATGAAATCGACGATTATGGTTGGATTGATTTGGAGGGCTTTCCTCATCTATTTGACGCTTCTGGTGTTGTGGAATCAGTGGATGGTCAGCAAGCAGGACTCGACTCGGAAATCATCCTGGGTTACATTCGTCCCAGCCAAGTTCAGACTGCTGATGGCAATTTTGAGATTCAGGAAGTCCTCACGTCCAATGGACCGAGATTGACGGACACAGCTGTCATTGAAGAAGATTGGAATGGAGATGAGTCATTCATTAACTGGAATACTGGATTCGTCAATGTCAATGACGATTACAATGCATACGGTTTGAATGACTACAAGGACGATTACAATTTCATGGAAGGCGTCGAGGATTACAACTTGATGTTGTTCAGTGATTCAGTCGACATGAATATGGACGTCATCGGGCCGGTTTCGATTGATTTCAATGATTGGGGTCCGGCTGAGGATTACAATGACACGCCAGAAGGCAGCTATGATGTGATTCCTCTCGAAGATTGGAATCTGAAACTGAATGGCGATGAGGACTGGTACAAGGAACAGTCGTTCTTGAATGCCTATGAATATGGCTTGCGACTCACGAGTAACCTCGATGGTTATGAATCAGAACTCGAAGTGACGCCGGTCCTAGCTACTCGACGCATCGACATGGACATGTGGACTTGTTTCACGCACGGGCACAATCACCGACTCACTTTCTCTGCGACTCAATCAGGTGAAAAATATCACATGAGGTCGTTGGAAATTACGTTACATTATGCAGGACAACAGGGTTAAGGGCAGATACCAATGGTTGATGCATCGAACAAGCGAGTCCAGTTTCCGCGCAACACAACGGCTGTCAACGATGATTACGTTGGGCCGCCGGGGCAGGTGACTGTTGATTCACAGCGTAGTGAACTTCGCTTGCATAATGGCAAGAAGCGAGGTGGATTCCGTATTCCGAATCTGGATCAGCTTAAGCAATTGTTTGTTCGAGCTGATTCAGAACTGGGGCAAATCAAGTTTGCTTCGGATTTACTGGGAATCATGGTGCGAGTCGCTGACAAGACATTTCGACTTCGCAAATTGATTCCCGGTGATGGAATCATCATCGATAATCCGAACGGACAAGCGGGTGATATTACGATTCGAACGGCTGCTCGATTGTCAGGGACACTGACGTTCATTGATGATCTTGATGCAGCTACGGAGTCGGGTCAGTATGCGACTGACCGCAATGCGAATGCAATGCCTGCTGCTCTAGCTGGAGTTGCTGACGGGGCACTTTGGGTCATTGCTGGTAAGAATACTAGCGATGAAGAGTTCGTGATTCAGCGAGTTATTTCGCTGACAACTTCAACTAATACTGTCTACACGAGGCGGAAAGCGGCTGGCGTGTGGGGTTCTTGGGCCTGATAGGAGAATCAGATGACGTTTCCGAGCAATTATAAAGTCGCGCAGCAGGCCGGTGGGACTGAAGGGGTTATCGCTGTTACCATTGGTGCGGCACGCCAGTTAATCATCAATACGACCGATTGGTCGATTCATATCATGGATGGCACGACAGCCGGTGGTCACAAGGTGGTCATGGTTGGGCATTTGCATGACTTGCTTCAGGATTCAAATATCTTGCTGCAAGGCACGAAGACCATGGTTGAAATCGGCGATGATGGACTCGAGGGTGATGAGCAGGTCGCTGTCTGGAAAGCATCCGTGCTGCTTGCTATCTTTCAGAAGTTAGCGGACACGACTGTTGCTGGCACATGGCGACTCAAAGATGGCGCACATCAGGATCGACTCAAGGCTGCAGCTTTGAATGTGAATGATTTGAATGATGCCATCTACAATGGGTTCTATACGGCTGACCCGTCCACAGCTGGGAATCTGCCAGCCGATATTGACACTGGTACGAATCGTAATGTGTCGATCATCGTCAATGCACAAAGCATTGATAACTTGATTCAAGTGCTCTACGACCGAGACGGTTCTGGAAAGATTTATACCAGAGCTAAAGTGGACACTGTGTGGGAAGATTGGATTCTTTCCACAGGTGTCACAACGGCCGACTTGAATCAGAAATTCGATAAAGCTGGTGGAACTATCACTGGCGATGTTGACATGGATGGGAATTCGATTACAGACGCATTTGATTTGAATGGAGCCTCCCTAGGTCGATGGAATTATATTATCAATGGTGATTCCAGAGTGCGGCAACGTGCAGATTCACAAACAACCAGTGGTTACGGAAGTGACGATCGTTGGCGCAACGCTCATTTCGGCTCAACGAAGACTCATTCAATCATTGCCACTCCTCTGAATGATTTAGCTGCACTGAAGAATACACCTTTCTATTCAAGAACAGTTGTTGTTAGTGTAGCTGGTGCAGCGAATACTGTTTATCGCCAGCAACGAATCGAAGATGTTCGAATACTTGCGGGTAAAAAGGTTACAGTGACTTTTTATGCGAAAGCTGACTCAGTAAAAGATATTGCCATGAATCTGGCACAGAGTTTTGGAACTGGAGGTTCTCCATCCGCTGCTGTGACTCTTATTGGTGCGCAGAGATTCACGCTTTCGACGGAATGGCAGAAATTCACAGCGGTTATCGATGTTCCTGGAATCGCAGACAAGACGCTTGGAACTAATAATGATCACTATTTGGGTTTGACTTTTTGGTTTGATGCTGGCTCAAATCTCAATGCTGATACATTGAATCTTGGCCAGCAATCTGGTACCTTTGATATGACCAGAGTCAGTCTTGTCATAGGCGATGCCAGCAAAGAGGATGATCCATTTGGAATGAGGTCGACGGATCAAGAGGAATCACTGTGTTTTCGGTTTTTTGAAAAAATGAAAACTATCTCCATCATCACGTCACCACGAGCAGCACCAACTGGTTGGCAGACTACGGCAGTTGCCATGTGGTTTTTCAAGACACGAAAACGTTCGATTCCAACTATCACAGCATCAGCAACAGGTGGTAGTCTAAACGAGTCAGCTGCTGAGCTAGACGGTGTGCGATTTGCACTTAGTCCAACTGATCCAGCTACCGCAATTGTACCTGGCGCTACTGCGGATTCGGAGCTTTGACATGAACATCATTGGGTATAACAAGAATGGGGCTATTCGAATCATTTTTGATGGAAGTGATATCGAAAGCATTGTTCCTGATGATCTCTCGAATCGAGATCGACAGTTGATTGCTGAGTGGGAAGCTGCAGGCAATGTGATTCCTCCTTACGAAGAAGAGGATCTTCTGCCAGCAATAGCTGCTCCTTCTGCTTATACTCTCACGACTCTGAAAATCGAGAACGGAGAGGTTACGACAATTCACGGTTCCGGCGGATTCGCCGGGGCTTTCCCAATCAGTGAGAACCAGATTTATGTGATTTTCGCAATGGAAATCACAGAGCCGTATTCGATTTTCTTCGATTGCGGAGGTTCTCATTGCTATGTGAATCCAGAAGAAAAAGACCAATATGGATTCATTGTGAATAGCCAGGACCTGCAGGGGAATGCTGCGCTCCCGGCATGCATGACCATTTTTGTGATGAGGATGTGATTCAATGGCTGAGGAGAACAACGTGGCCAAACTTGTTTTTGAGAAGGATGTGTTCGGAGAACAGCGTCTCATTGTACTGACGACTGCTCCTTCGAATCAAGCACTTGTCGTGAAAGCGGCAGTGCCGGCTGGTTCACCGTTCTGGTGGTGGGTTGGGATTGAAAATGCGGCCGGTGTTATCGGTTGCAATTTCACAGATGCTCCGATTCGTGAGGCGACTGACACAGTTGCGATTCTTACGACGAAGATCGAATCGATCACAGTGGCGCCTTCGGACAAGTTGACCTGGGCTGAACCGGAAGAACAGGAGTGAATCAATGGCGAGCTTGCTCAGTGGCATCCTAGGGGGTGCGAAGCTACTTTCGAATTTCATGGGTGCCGGAGCAGGCTCGTCGCAGAGTGGCAGCACCTCTGGCTCTTCGTCGACGAAATCAGTCGGCAGTGAACAGTCAGTCGCGAATACGAAAGAGACGACGAATACGACTCAGAAAGAGACTGGAGTCAGCACAGGAACTCGGCAAGAGTTCTCTGATGCGTTTCTCAAGAATCTTGAGTCAGTCGCTCTTGGCGCTCTTAGCGGGAGCAATCTCAATCGAGCAGCTATGGCTGGCGAAGTGGGTCGCATTAGCGAGACTCCCATCAGTTTTGATCCGAATGCATTCGTCAGAGATACGGTGCGAGGAGCTGAATCGGCAATCAGTGGCAAACTTGAGTCAGATGTAAATCAGACTATGTCCGCTGTTGGTGGTTCCACCAGTGGCAACTCGCAAGCAGCTTTACTAGCGAATCGCTTGCGCACCGATGCCGCAAATAGCGTAGCTGGAGTCCGCGCCAGCGCAACTGCCACCGGCCAGCAACTTGCCAGTGAATTAAGCAGGAGCCGCACTGAACAATTGAGTGGAGTCACGACAGCGATGGATGCTGGACTCGCTACTCTGCTCAATGCCTTGAAAGGCGGTGAAACTGCACAATCTGTTCAGGATACAAATGTCACAACTGGGACTCAGACGACAAGCGGCCAGGCAACTAGCCAGCAAAATGCAGTCGCCCAGCAGGACACAACGAATTCAACCAAGAGCAAGGCCAGTGAAGGATTCAATTGGGCCAAGGCCATTGGTGGTATTTTCTCGGGAATCGAGTGAGGTGATTCATGGCTAGTGATTTCAATTTTGGACTGGACGGGTTGACAGAGTCGCTTGATTCACAGACAAAACTGACTGCGGATCGCCAAGCTGCCCAGCTTGAACAGCAGCAGCGTCAGCAAGCCATGACTGGGGAATTGGCTCGCATTGCGAAACGGTCTGCGGAAGTGAGTCAAGGACTCATGGTCGATTTGGGGCCGGCTATGGCTACACTCGATCGAGTCGAAAAAGGTCGTCAAGAACAAGAGCAGCTTCGTGCAAGTGGCAATCCTGGGGACTTTCTGAGTTACATCGGGAATCAAATCATGGAACCCGGTGTGTACACGCAGGCTGGGAGGGCGAAAACGTCTGCTGAAGTGAATCAGATTGTTAACGCTAAGACTCAACAGGCTGCGCTTGCCCAAGGAGCCATGCAGGACCTCATGCAGGTTGTGAAGGCGGACTATGATGCCAGTGGTGGCCAGTTGGCAATGGCGGCATTGCTTGAGACTCAGGGCAATGAACGCATTCAGGCAGAAGTGACGAGGACGCAGACTCTCGCACAATCTTTAGTAGCGAATCGAGCCTTGGCTGAACAGCGACTCGCTATTATGTCTGCCGACGAAACGCGAGCACTCGTGGCCAAAGCAGGTGGAAAGCCTATTGACGTCGGTGGAGTCATGATTGACCCCGGCACAATGGAAGCGAGAATCCAGGCTCTGGATGACAGAGCTTTGGCTATGGAGTCGACTGAATTGGCTCGTGCTGCGAATAAGCAAGAGCTTGTCAGAAAGATGTCTAGGAAGGAACTTGAGACTATGAATCTCGAGGAACTTCGTCCTTTGCTTTCGAGTGGTTCCGAGCGATTCGCTATTGAAGACATTCAAGATGTTTATAACATCAAGAATGCAGCATTGACAGAGGAGATGACTCGGACTCGTCAAATGCTCACTTATCAGGATATTGGGAATACGCTGTTCGTTCCAGTGATTCAAGATATTGAGCGTATGGATCGAGTGATTCCGAAGAATTCGCCTCTTGGCAATTCGGTGAATGGATTCCGCACGGTTGTGTCTGGGACATTGGGAATGCTTGATTCCTATCGCCAGGCAGGAAAACCGATTCCGCCAGAAGTGGCTGCGGCGGCTTCGGAGGTTATTCGGGCAGGTCGGGAAGATATTGACAAGGCAGTCGCCGCTGAAGCGAAACTGAAGTCCAAGGGCGACAAAAACCTGTTGGATGCCTATACGGAATTCTATCGAGGGAATCCTGTTCCTCGTGCATCCGTTGAGTCAGCAATTACTGAAAGGCTTGAATCGAATTTGCCCCTTGACGATATTTTCCTGCCGGAAACGGCTAAGGCCGTCAGGGATGCGTATAACACTCGATACCAGACTCTCAAAAAAGAAAATGCTTTGAATCCCCTTGGTGGAGTCGCCGATAAGGATTTAAAGGCCCAGGCGATGCGCGAAGCAATTGACCAAGGAGTCAAGGAGACGGTAACCGGTAGGACTCAGGAATTCTTCCAAGCGCAGGTCTCGATGCCTGGGCATCCATTGGCAGGTCAAGTTGATGCGAATCAAATGATTGGTCTGGTTGCCGAAGCGGATCAAAGAGGGATTCAGACGTTCAAGCAAAATTATGGCTTGGATGATGAGGAGATGGCTAGATTCCTGGCTGGTGAGACCATTCCTGGGAAAGTGACTGCGGCTGACGCTGCCAATTTGACAGTGATTCAAACGCAGGAATTGCTCCTGAGACTCGATGCTTATGGTCCTGGACTCGGCAAGAAGTATGCCGACTGGTGGACCAAGAATGGCAATGATTATCTCTTGAAATTGCAGCAGGAGCGGACTTCGAAGGCCGGCGCTGTTGGGATTCAAGGAGCAGCTGTTGACTCATTCGCTTCGCCGATGGAACTGGAACAAGGGTCTGCTTACATGCAGTTGCTTAGTGCAGCTGCTGATGGACTCGACAGTGCTAAGGAAAAGCGATTCAATGACATGGTCAGTTTCGACTTCCAGCCAGAGAACCGTCAGGCCGCACTATTGCAGTTTGATGATTCACTAACGGATAGCGAACGCTCAACCTTCATGCGTGGGTTCCTGTTGCCACTTATTAAAGAGGGGCAAGATAAGGGACTCGAGTATGATGAGGTCAATAAAATTATTGAGCAGGCCATTGATGCGAATGTCGCTCCCGATCCAGAAGTGGCGAAAATTCTCAAGAAAGTGGCCAAGAATCGAGTCAAAATTATTGAGAATGTCGAGTCAACAATGACAAATCCATTCTGGCGCTATGCTCGCAAGGCGGCGCCGGGTGGTGCGAAGTTGAATGAATTGCTGGGAGGCGGGCAGGGTCCCTATGGGAATCAAGGTGCTCGTGGTTACCAGTGGTATAAGGATGCATTGGAGAGTCAGTAATGCCGGATCTTGGATTCGCCGTTGAGGGCATCAAGTCTACGAATTTCATTACCCCCAGGATTGGAATGACTCCTGGGGGCAGGACGTCGTCTGTCCTGACGGCGGATACTCCCGAAAATGTTCTCAGGCGTGAGTCAATGACTCAGAGTCTCATGAAGACTCAGTATGGGGAAGGGGATGATGGCCTTGCATTGCGCACGGCTAAGTTTCTTGGCTCAGCTGGTGTTGACATGGCGGACATGGTCGCCGGCTCACTTGTTCCTGGAGTCGAACGTGGCGACGTTTGGAATCAAGCTCGTGATATGGGTCTTGATTCATTGGCGAACTTTGCCGAGCGAAACCGCAGCGGTGTTGAGATCACTAGTGGACTCGTTGCTGCTGTCGCCACAGCTGGGATTGCGGATGCATTTCTAGTGCCAGCAATGGCTACTCGACTCGCGTCTTCGAGCGCCCTCACTGGCACTAAGCTCTGGCAGTGGGGTGAGCGGGCAATGGGCGGCGCGAAAGCAGCTGCCACTGATTCAGCTATCGGCGCTGCCCTCAATGGTGAATTGGCGACTGTGTTTGGCACGGCAGGTGGCAGGGCTTTGCTGAAGGCTCGAGTTGCTGAAGGCGTTGCGCGCGCAGGTGTGCAGGAGGCTGCCGTTGCAGCAGTGACTCACTCCAATCAGGAAATGTGGAGTGATGATGCCAGCACCAATTTGGCTTTCATTGCCATGGGTCTTGGAATCGGTGGCGGGCTTGCCACTGTTGGTGCAAGGTATGAGATGAGGGCCATTGCGAATAGTGATGAGCTGATTCAGACTAGGCAAGCTGCAACCGATGCATATGGCTGGACGTCTCTACGTGAGACTCAGCCAACGCCGGAGGAAGTAGCGAAGCTAGGTGCTGGCGTGGCATTCAAGGAGTCAACCAATACGGTAGGACTCATGATGACTGCCAGAGGTCTAGCTGATGAATCGGCGACTCCGAATATGCGAGCACTGGTTGAGGCGGAGGCGAAGCAAGCTGAGATTCAAGCGCAGAGGAGTCTCCAGAAGATCACTTCGAAAGGGATTCCTGGGGCTTCGAATACCAGTTTCACGCTGGATGCCCCGACTACTCGTGCAGCTGGTGCTCATTTGACCGAGGCTATGCATGCAGATCCCACTGTCATGCTTGGAATTGATTCACTTGGTCTTGGCAATGTGACTCGGACGCTAGAAGCACGAAAGCTCCACATTCAAGCGCTGCGTGATGCTGGTGACACGAAGTCGATTCGTCAGGCTCAGGCTCTTGAAGAGCAGGAATTTCTCGGCCTCGTGAATGGCAGCTGGATGCCTGACTCGAAACAACTGAGAGAACTCTCCGAGTATCAACCTGGACAGATCAAGCTGACTCCAACGACGAAAGCGGCCGGTAACTTTGAATTCAAGTTGGACCTCAAGGATGGCAGGAAGCTGACTATCAATGAGGGCGGTAATGTCAAGGGCTTTGAGTCCATGGGCATTACCGACCAGCTTCGAGTCTATGAGGGCCTGAATCAAGTTGCTGGACGCATGATCAAAGCGAATCAGCAGTATGTCATACCCAAGAATGCTAGCTGGCTTCAGCTTGATTTTGCTTTGCAATTCAAAAAGAAGGGTGGCAAGCTTGATTTCGCTCAGACTTCTTTGAAAGATGTAGAGCAGATCGAGATCGAGTCACTAAAGCAGAAAGCTAAGACTGCCCTGGCCAAGGGCTCACTCGATTTCTGGGACAGGGCCAGGCTGAATCTCGCATTGCCAAACTCACTCGAGCGAATCCATGATGGTACTAGCGAGGCTATGCTTCGAGTGCTGCAAGGAGTCGAGAGTCAGCCGAATATTACCATGAAGGAAGTGAAAGAGATCAGGAAACAGCTTCTGGAAATGAGTGATCTCAGGACTGGAATCAAACAGGAAGCTCCGGAAGTTTCCGGAAACATGTTTGAATTCAATCGAGGAGCGCAGGGAGGCGAGTGGAGACCAGTTGTATTAGGATTCGGAAGTACTCCGAAACTGACTCCGGAACTTCTCGGCACCCGTGAGCAGCTAGTAAGAATGACTGCTGAGAATAAGGCATTCAGGATTCAGCAATTGAGCAAAGGTATTCTATCGAGTGAATTAACAACTACGCTGACTCGATCGCCTGAATTCATGGAATCACTAAGCATTCGTGGGCTGGCTCGGGATCAAGTGACTGGGGCTCGTGGCGCACTGGATCAAGGCCTTGGTACATTTGTGACTCGCACTATGCGTTACCGTGATTCCAAGGCAATGTTGGCTGCGTTCCGAGTTCGTGAAATGGTAGACAGGGCAGCGGAGGAATATACGAATCGATTCATTACCAGAGTCTTCGAAGGTAGCCAGAATAGGCTAGCAAGTGCGCCTAATGCCGGAAGCAAAACGCTAGTGAATCAATGGTTCTCTTTCGCCGGCGGCTGGGACTTGAAGAAAGGTGTGACGCATGGAGGGGACGGCTACTACAGCTTCCAGCTTGCTGATACGGCAAAGAATGCACAACGACTCGGACGAGCAGTTCGACCCGATGACGTTCTTACTAATCCTGCTACTGGACGTGCCGTTGTGCTGGATGACGCTGGACTCGACTACGTTCAGCGTTTTCAGCTTGGAGCACAACAGCTCCTTCGAGACACCAATGCTGTTCGTGCGAGTCGGGGAATGACTCCTCTGGAATCTAAGGAATGGTATGCTCCGCCTCCATCAACTCGTGGAAAAATTATTGGATTCACTATTGATGCAAATGGCAAGACTGTTCCAGGTGGGGCCATTGTGGCATCGAGTCAGGAGGAGTTCGATCAACTTCGCAGAGCCAAGTTGAGTCAGCTTGAGGCTGAAGGCAAAGGCCATCGGTTCTACTCCCAGAGCGAAATCGAGGCCAGTGATGACCTTTGGGACCTCAGTGAGATGGGATGGGTTGATCCTGGATTCATTGGAGCGAAGAAGGCAAGTCAGACCGGTTCTATCTTTGGCGATCGAGTCAACCCGAATGCCATGGAGGAATCACTGCAGTGGGTCACTGACAAGATAAGGGCAGTTACCAATGGCACAGTCAGGAGCATCTACGACCAGCAACTTGCAATTGCACGCGCTCGATCAGCTGCTGAATCAGCCGTATCTGGGGCGGATCGTCGGACTATCTATGACGAATGGGAAGCCACGGTGCTTGGTAAACCACTCACTTCAGTCAAGCCGGGCTCTGGAACCAAAGTCATCCGGGCGGCCGAAGAACTTGCTCAGTCGGTTATCAACAGTGGTTGGCCTCTAGCTAGGGCCATAGGTGCGACTCAGACTTCCAAGTGGATTGAAGATCTGGCGCATAGGATGGGTATTTCAAGAGTCAAGGGTTTCAGGACCTTCGATGAATTGGCTACTCAACTAGGTCCGCATACTCCGTATAAGAACACTCTCGATTTCGTGGAAGCGAATATGCGAGTCAGTGTTCCACCGGAGGTTAAGGACATTGCCGCTGGTGTAAATCGATTCACGGCAAGCATGCTTCTGCGTTGGCTTGAGTTCCCCAATGCGGCCATGAATATGCTTGGAATCGTAACGAATATGCCTTCGATTCTGCGCAGCCCAAACACTCCACTCATTGGGTCTTTGACTTCAGCAAAGGGGGTGAAGATTGGAGTAGTTGATTCACACAAGATTCTTGCCGGCGGCTTCAAGGACATGCTTAGTCCGACGAGTCATGCTGACTGGGATTATATGGTGAAGAACGGTGATACCAGTCAGTCGGTTGCGGAATTGAACAAGCAGTTGTCGCTTGTTGACTCGAAGTCTACTTGGCAGCGAGTCATGATGGGTGACAAGACGATTCAGGTAAAGCCTGGCAAAGCGCCAAAGTCTGGAAAGGAGTTGAGTGATTGGTTGAAATATAAGGGAGTCGATGGACTCGTCTCTCTGGCTACTGATACTACTGAGTCAATGTCTAGAACTTGGGCACACTTTGTAGGCTTGCGTCTTGCGGACATGAATGGAATCGTAGGTAAAGAAGCTCGTCATTCATTTGCGCGAAACGTAGCGAATCAGGCTATTGCCAACTACAATCCGCTGAATAAGCCGGAAATATTCCAGACTTCGATCGGTTCGATGTTTGGGCTGTTTGCCAGTTACATGCAGCAATACAATCAGCGACTCTTCCGCTGGGCAGAGGTCAAGGACTATGCGAGCATCGGCAGACAGTTGGCAATGCAAAGCACTCTCTTTGGTGTTTCCTCTGTTCCTGGCTACAACGGCCTTGAATGGCTCTTCCAACAACTGGGAATCAACCCAGGTGACAACCCAGAAGCGACTCTCACGGATGCCATCTATGCTAAGTTTGGACCAAAAGTTGGTGCTGCTGTGGCGCATGGAGGGATTCAGGAATTGCCAAGGGTCTTTGGATTCGACGAGAGTGTCGCACTCTATACCAGAGGTGATGCGAACTTCAGAGCTCCGACTCTCGACCCTACAAGGTTGATGGCTGGACTCAATGTTGTGGCGAGCATCGCTGAAGGGACTTGGGAGTTGGCTTCTAAGTCCATTGGAGCGGCAACCAGTGAGGACTCCACATTAACGTGGCGCTACGTTAGTGAAACTCTTGCTAGGAACATGCCGAATCGGGCCATCAAAGGCGCGATGACTGTGTTAATGAATGGAGGCCAGGAGGTTGATGCTAGTGGGCAAATCGTCTCCGAGACTCAAACTTGGTTGGAAACTGGATTGAGACTCAGCGGTCTTCGTTCAGGCAGGCAGCAAGGAGAAGTTGAAGCTTACTATGCGAATCAGGCAATGCGTCGTCGTCTGGCGAGCCGCATGGAAGGACTCCGTGAGGAGACAAGGGCCTTGATTCGTAGTGGAAAGCCATTTGATCCGATGACCATTTTCAACAAGTATGTTGAGAAGGGCGGAGCTCCGAGTCATTTCAAGACTTGGATTCAGGATCAGATGAAAGTGGCTTCCGATAGTCGCGGGATGCGGCAATTGGTTGATTCACTAAAGAGTCCGAACACACAGATGGAAGCCTGGCGTTACGAAATGCGCCAGTAGTCTAGACAAATAAAAAGGGGAGCGCCGGATTCAACCAGCGTTCCCCTTTTTTGTGACTACGGCTTGGACGCCAACTTTGTGAGTCCTGAATTCATCTGCCTTCGGCAAACCTTCGCCTCCTGCCTTGAAGGCATTGCGGAGTCGACTAGTACCTAAGTCAAACATTTCAGTATTCAGTGTCCACTCGGCATGATCCGCTCGCTGGCTCACTGCTTTCAGCTTGCCTTGGATAACAAGTGATTCAAGTAACTCATTCAACGTATGCTTAGGAGCAAGGTGTCCGGCATACTGTTGAATCTCATTGACCGATACCCTCCCTTCCGGTGAACCCTCCGCTAATTCCGTGACGGCGCATAAGACCCGCGAATAAAGGCCCATATCAAGGCCATAGAACGCGCGATCCATCGTCCGCTCTGTCAGTACCAGCAAGGCGTGAGAAAGCCGCAGGTCAGCCGCTATGACCGACACAGAGGCATCACAGCGAAGCAACGCGAGGATAGCGGCAATCTTGAGCAGATGCTTTGCCCGTCTACCCATATATGCCTGAAGGCGTATGTCAGACGTAGCAGGTTGATAGACATACAAGTCTTCATAGGTCTCCCGAGCCCCTTGACTCAGCCCTATTTCTTCCTGACTATTGGCGAGTACCTGAAGGATTCGTTCGTGCAACGTCTTGCGAATATGCTGCTCACGATCGCCCCATTGCTTTGGAATCGGAACAATCTTATCAATGTGAGGAGCGTGCACGAAAATGAGTCGGCTGAGAAATCCATGCGATTCACCGCCTTTTGGCAGCATCGTTCCCAATGAAGTCGGAGTCGTTGCTCCCAACAAGTTCATCAAGGGATTGTGGATTTTGGTGACTTGATTCTTCAGTTGATAATGAAAGGTTTCGCCGTCCATTCCGTCGGTGAAGAAATCGAATAACTCACGCGAGGAAGAGGCGATGAGTCGGCCAAGTTCCTTCGCAACGAAATAAATCTCAGACGATCGCCGGTCCAGCGGATTGGGGAGTTTGGCGACAATCGAGTCCGAATCGAATTGAGCAAGTTCCTCAAGCGTCGTAACGCTGATATCCGTCGGCGAGGTTTCATCGATCTGGTCCTTCTGCCACCGTGGCATCATCGCGCTCATGATTCCCTGTCGCTGACCAGCCGTATCCGTGGGGCCGTATGCGATTGGGAGTCCTTCGGCGAATTTTTGCATCACAGTCAGTGCGGTTGATTTGCGAATCGCAGGTATGCCGGTGAGTACGATTCCAAGATTCAGACGTTCGCGGCCCATAGGACCGTGAGTCAATGCAATGTTATCACCACAGAGCGCAGCCATCAGGCTGATAAAGCTCCAAATGTGATAAGGGGTTGGTGATTCCAACCCCTCACACAGTTTCAGGTAATCTTGCAATGCTTCTGAAGAAGGAGAGAATCGAGCATCAGCCAGCAACTCGTGCCATTCATTATATGGGGAGGCCGGCTGTTGATTCATTATACCCAGTTCCTTCTTTGGAGTGCGGCACTGACGCGGTCGAGCAGTAGGTTGGAATCTTCTGCAACAACAGCACATTTATGTGCGAGATTGAATCGGCTGTCATTAGGGTATGTGCTACCACGGACAGGCGAATCAGGAGGCTCAATTGAGCAAGCAAGCACATCGACATCTTCGCGTCCTCTCAGGTAGTCCAGTTCGTCGCCGAAGCCATTGGAATCAGCGAGATAGACAGTACCGCTGCGGTGAGTGAAATGCTGACGACGAATCGAGTCTAGCATCACATCAGTCCAAATGTTTGGATGCTCGTCAGCCATGTCAATGGTCGGGTTGCCGACCTTAGCTGATTCACTGAAGAAAATCATCCATTCCCGACCAGTGCGCCCGTAGTACTGAGTCTCTTTGAACTCAGCATAAGCGTCTGTTCCATAAATGGCAGGACTGAGTCCGAGCAGTGCCAGTGTCCCACGAGCGAGTGCATCCTGGAAGGAAACCCTCTCGAATCGCGTATTGGGGAAGCGTTCTGGAAGTCGATCGCATACCCAACTTTTACCACATTTCATCGGTCCATTGAAGGTAACTATTCTGATTTTCATGCGCTTGCTCCCGGTTGAAAAGGTGGTGAGTCACAGACATCCTGAAGAGCACCATCGCTAGTCTGTGACTCACCGACTGACGGGACTAGAGGACACCGTCAGTATTCGTAGGGGAGGGGACCCACTCGCCATAAATCCCCTCCCCCGTTGGTCGGAATCTCGGGAGGACCAGAGACTCAACAACCAATCTCGTCGATCAGGCTTCGTTCGCGACCGCGTTTTCTAGGGCAGTCAGGATCACGTACAGGCCGAGTCGAGCAGCAGGGTCCATCTTGTCAGTGAAGAGGCGCAGCTCACTCTGATTCGACTCTTCGGACGTTAGCGCATCACGCACTGCTCGAATCTTCAGCTTGTTCGTTGCCGGCGTCGTGACGTCGATGGGATTCGTAAGACCACTAGCAAGAGCGGCCATGTTCGGGTTTACACGAGACATGAGTCATCCTTTCGTTTGAAGCCACTCTGGGCCTTTGTTGATTGTCAACCCTCATAGTATGAGGGAGTCGAGAATTACATGCAAGTGGTCAGGCGGCGTTTTTCAAAGACATTTTCTCAAGCCATGATGACTCAACCTCACCCTCAAGAACATTGCCTTCTTTGTCTTTTCTCAGGAAAGGTTTGAGGAGATCGATCGGATTATCGATAGTGATTCCCTCTTTTCCTGCCCAGTGAATCGACGCGTCTGCCTCAATTCCGACTTGTACTTCCTCATCATAGACAATGACTGGGCGACGGAAGGTTTCGAACACACCTTCGAGTCCTTCCAGCCAACGTGGATGTTCGGGATTAACATCGAAGGTGATCGAGTCGTGAGTCTGTAGTCGGATCGATATCCCGTTAAGTTGTGGACTAATGCGATTGGGTCGTGCGTCTCTATGTGGATTGTCGCCATCTCTGAATCGAGAGGGGATAAATCCATGACACAATTCATCCACGACCATATTGATTCGGCCGGCGGTACCAGCCTGTCCAGCAGTTGCAGCCACGGCGCGGAGTGTTGAGTCATCATTTGGATCAGCACTGAATCGCTGAAAATATCTGAAAGGCGTGTAGAAGCCCCCAGTTTTAACGACTTCGCGTCGAAGTTCGCGATACCAAGAATCAATACTATCGGACTCGAGCTGGAATCGAGGATAGTGCAATCGAAAGCGATGTGATAGAGCATCACAGAAGTGAACGAGTTCCTGCTGAGTCCATCTACCTGCATCTTCATGTCCATTCTCTAGTGCTGCTGCGACGATTGCTTCACGCCCTGCAGAATTGAGCAGAGTCAACCCTGCCATGAGATAGTGAGTCCCATGCACAACCTTCTTCGTGATCTGCCGAACGCCGGTAATAGGGTGAACGACTCGTGGGTCACTAGCCTTCTTACCCTTAATGATTTCATCATACGTCCAATTACTGAAAAAGATTAGGGCGTTGGTTGCGTGTGTGTCTTTGCCGCTGCGGACGAGTTCGATCTTCTTTGGCTCTCTTGATTCAAATGCGACGAATACATCGTCTGCAGCAGAGAAGTCGATCTCGACAAGGAAGTGTCCAAGATCAGCTCTTCCGAATCGACGGTAATTCTTACGAACATTCTGAGCATTGCCACCATGACCGAACGCGGAACCACGACTACTGAATCGGCTGGTGGTTGTCCCGACGCCATCATAACTCGTAAGGAATCGAGAGCCCGTTGATCCCCCTGGAAATCTCGCAAGGCCAACGACATTACTGATCTGCTTAGCTGGGGTGAGAGCGTCAATGAGAGCATTGGCGACTCGCCGGAAGATTGGATGGTCAGCGCGCATTGCTCGTAAAGCGATTGCTCCTGTTGAAGCGTCAGCGAGTCGCTTAACAAAACGCCCTTTCGCATTTCGCTTGGGTGCGCCAAGTATCTCGTATATAAGGTGTTTCTTTTGGGGTGGGGAGTTGGGATTGAATCCTTCATCTCCGACGAGATAACGCAGCGAATCAAGTGCTTTAGTAGCTTCAACATTAAGGGATTCTCCGATTTGTTTCATGACTGATTCATCAACGGCGATACCCTGCGCTGACATTTCCAGTCCGGCGAGACTGCGAAGATGGGCATGGAAGAAGTTGACTCGCATCCGTTCATCATGCTCTGCCATCTTCAGCAGTTTGATGGTGTTGCGGAGAGTCGACTCAGTGTCCTGCATACCATAGTTACAGTATTCGATGAAGTCTTCTGACTTGCGATCGCCCTTCCAATATTGATAGTCGTCTAGAAGAACGGACGAAATGAAATCGAGTCGTCTGGGAAGGTCAGGATAGCGAGCCCACCAAAGTGACATGGAATCATAAGCGTAGTTTCGTAAAGGCCAACCATAGTACAGAAACCACGCGCAATCGTAAACCCCATTCTGCAATGTAAAGCGAATCGGCAGGTCATTGAGATAGCGAATCGTTTCTACAATGTATTCAATTTCGGTTGGTACTCCAGCGAGTGGACTCTTGCCATTCTGGAGCGGCAAACAGAATGATTTAATGATTCCATCTTGCGTGATTCCAGTATAGGTGATGATGGTAATGCAGAAGACACCTGGCTTCTTTTTGTCGAATGGAATCGTCTCAATGTCAACTGATATGAGGACACATTGACTCAACCATTGTCTTGCAAAGTTGCAATACTGCTTATCCCAACAAATGAAGCGTTCAATCTGCATGACTCAATCACCATTTCGTCTTGTATTTGCGACGTAGCAAACTGTCAGGAAGGCAACCATAAGAATGGTATTCACCAATGCATCGTAGATGATGGCGAACATCATGACTCGTTCCCAGAATGTCGGATCACCTATCATCAATTGTCTCCCAATCTTCAAGTGGAACAGCTGGGGCCGGTCGCAAAATCACTAGTGAATCAATATCCATTCCTGGACAATCATTCACTTTCCAGATCTGGCTGCGAGTCACTGTCTTTTTTGGCAGCGGCTCCGAATGCTCTAACTTTGGAATCCAGCGACGGGCAAAATCAAGCTCATAGTAGAAGAACTTATCCACGAATCAACTCCTGTTGAGCTTTGCGACTCAGAAGCCGGCTCATTTTCTCCATGTCGAATTGCAAAACGATTCGACCATATGGCACTACGATCGGATCATGCCATTCCATCGAGTGTTCTTCGTCCTCATCGAGGTCGTTCTCTTCGCCCTCTTGCGATTCACGATACTCTTCAAAGTCTCCCTTCTCGACGAAGCCTTCATTCAGCTTCGCTATGTCCTTGGCCTTGGCCTTATTGTGCCACGCCGAGACAGGTAGACTAACCACCCAAGGAATCCCCATAGTAATATACACCCCACCACGGAGGCGGTCCAGAGTGCATTGATTCCAATCTGGATTAAGTAGAAATAGCAGTGAAGGGTCCATGCAAAGCACGCCATCAGCGTTATGATATGCAATGGCATCGCGGACCCAAGCTCGGATTTGATTCTGCATTCCGACACTTGAGTTGAATCCTGGAGACTTTCGAGTCTTTCTCCATTCAAGCAACTTGTTCTTCGGAAAGGTACGATACGCGGATCGTATAACGACTCGAACGCTTCCTTCTCCCAGTCCGGATCGTTCGAGTAGTGATTTCCAAATGCCTTTATATCCATCGCTGATTCCCACTGCATCCTCAAATACGAGGAGTTGCATCCTTCTGTTTACGATAGGCACGGTGATTTCTCCACCATCTCAAGAATCGAGTTACAGAACGTAACAAGAAAGGCGATGATTTCATCACCAGTACCGAGTCCGATGGCTTGCTGATCGACGTGAATCCCTGTCCAAAGTACCGGCGGCTCCAATAAGAACTTGTCGCACAGCAATTCCGGTACTGAAATGGTCGGATTGCCGATTCCCAAGAAAGAGAACCCAGGGTCTTCTTCGCTGTGCATGTGACGATTCAGTACTTCAAACTGAGCGCGAGTCACAGACATGTAAAAGCACCAATAGGTACGATCACGCTCCTGCCTACGGATTGCGAGTCCGAAGACAGTCTCATTGCCAGTCCGGCCAATGGCTATCGCCCGGTTGTAGCGTTGATCGATATCGACGATTCGCATATCCTCAATCATCTTGATTCCCTTTGAAAATGTACAAGACAAAAATGGAAGGAGCCGAAGCCCCTTCCACCCTCACTCAATTGTGAGTCAGCCAGCCGGCGGTTAAGCCGCTTCAGCGTCTTCTGCGGACTGAACCTGAGCCCAGTCATAGAAGTTGCGCTGCATGCCTTCGGAGTTCGGCTTGCTGGTCTTGACTCGCAGGACCATGATATGATCCACGGCGCCATCGATCCAGCCAGGTTCGCCACCTTCCATGCCACCAACTTTGCCGTCGATGCTGAGTCCAGCCTTCTTGTACTTGCCCTTGAGCAGACCGATCTGGTCCTTGAAGTTCGACGGCCAGAACGTGTGACGATCCGTGATCACACGGCCGACCAGCGAATCAACATCAAGCGAACGATCGATCGGCTCGGCTTCGAGGACTTCGTACTTGAATTCGACGTAGAACAGCGGCGGGTAGGGCAGGCCGGTCTTCTCGTCGATCTTGTTCGGGTCCGACTCATTCATGCCGAGTTGAGCCTGGGTGATACGCACACCGTAGACGCCTGCCGGAAAGAGCAATGAGTCAAGAGCCTTGATCTCATCGGTATCCATGTCGGCGAAGTCGGCAAGAGTCATGCTGGCCAGGGAATCATCAGCAGCGCGAGCAGCGAAAGCCATGAGCGAGCCGGAAGCGAGAAGAGTCTGAGTGAAAGAACGCATGTCTGTTTCCTTTGGTTTGTCTGTTTGGTTGGTTGTTTGGTTGATTCAGTTTACTTTTTTCCCGACAAAAGTCCACCCGGTTTCGCAGGTGTCGTGATTCCCTGCGCAGGTTTGTTAGCGGCCCCGCCGGCTTGCTGCTTGGCAAGCTTAGCGGCTTCCGCCTTTTCGGCAGCGATTCGGGCTTTTTCTTCAGCCGCGATTCGAGCTTCTTCTTTCAGGCCAGCTGCCTTGATGGTACGAATCCACCCATCGGGAACTGACTTGACTGGTACTAGCTGGCTGAATCGGAGATCCTTTTTCGGATCGCCATCTTTGCCAGCACTACCTCCGCCTATTCTATCAGACATTTGGCGAAAGTCAAGCTTAAAATCTCCCATTGCGCCGATTCGCATCCAGCCAACTTCATTGAAGTACTTGGCCATGTTGTAACCATGCGGACGAGAGACGGACGAAGGAATCATGATGTTCTCTTTGATAATCATGTCCTTCGCTTTAATGTCCTTCGCGACTCCCTTGGGCTTCTCCATCCTCTCGAAAAATTCAGGATGAGCCTGCACAATGACGTGACCGGGGAAAGCCTGAATGTTTGAGCAAACGACAGTAGCCCGCCGATTCGCATCACCATAGGCTGCTTGCCCAGCTTCATTGAAGTTCTCGAAGGCGACATTGTTCTTTTCGGCTGAATCCTTGAGCAACTGCAAGCAGAGACTAGTCCAGCTATCGAGAACAATGATGACTCCGAATGGAATTTGCTTCGGATAAATTTCCAGTATGTCATCTTCATCGGCTGCCGATGACGCACTGAATAGTGAATCCTTGGTTTCATTCCATTGGAATCGAGTCTTCGCAAAGAAATTAACTGTGAACTCCCACAGATTCAAAGTGCTCACGTAGTGACAACGTGCCTTCGCCGCTTCATCGTTTCCGATCTTCTTTAACAGCGTGTTAAGCCCATTATCATTGTCCACGTATAACACCGTGAATCCATCCTTCACAGCATCAGCAACATAGTCGGTCTTGCCGACCTTACTTGGACCCACCAATAGCAAGTGAATCGCATTCTTGATTTCATCCATTGGTTTGTCGGCAAGAGTGGCCATTCTTTGTTTCCTTATTGTCGCGAGCGAGTGAATCAGATCTGGATATTTTCATCCAGGGATTCGATCTCCTCCTTGAACTTCTCGAATGCTGACTTCACTGAGTGAGCCAGCAAGATGTTCTGTTGACGGTGAGCCGGTCGACGAATCGGTTGCATTCGCACAACCCGTGAAGACTCCTCCTTCACCAATTCATCGAGCAGTTGTTGATCCTCATCGGAAAGCTGAACAATTTCTTCCTCAGCTTTCTTCAGACCTTTGCCGATCGCCAAGTATTCGGGGATCTGAATCAGAGCCCTCCTGGCGATCGTTCTGTCCGGCACGATGTTCACATCCAGAATCGAGATTCGTTCACGCCGAACATCGGAGTCACCAGGTGACAATGTCACTACTCCGTTTTCGATCGAGTGAACGAAAGCATACAGTTCAATCATCTTTGTCATGCACTTTCTCCGGTTTGAGCGCATAGTCGGTACTGATTCAGTGCGCCACTTTGAATCAGAGTCCTTCGTTGAAGGGCACGTCCCAGCTAAGGGCTTGTGTCAAGCTACGCAGCAGCATGAGAATGCCGATCGGAATCATAGCAAGGAAATAGCCAAACAGCACGAGACCGGTGAATATAACCATGCTTAGCATCAACTGATACATAGCACGAATCGGACCGGTGCCCTCGGGTTCTGGCTTTTTTCCTTGATATGACATTTGAATCAGTCCTTAAATTGCGTCAGGCTCCCGCGTGACTACGTTGTAGCTATGCCCACCGCTATCCAGCCAGGCCTGGAATCGATCACTCCATGTCATACCTTGCGTAAAGGCACGTAGCCTCGCCAATGGCATCAAGTTCATGATTCGATTTCGGATTTCTCCATCATCTGAATCAAGACCATACGCCTTGATGCAGCCAGCCATGATGTTTCTGAGATTGACCGTAATGTCAGTGTCACCTTCCAGAGTGACCTGAGCAGGTATCTCAAGAATCGCCAGATGGCAGCACCTAGCAATGTACCAGCAACAAAAAGAATCAATGATCTCATCATCAGTTGAATCTGGAAAATTACCTCCATTCCTTCTGAGTATGTCATGATACATTGGCCCTACGTAAAAGATGTATCCTTCATCCATGATTCATATTTCCTTATTTATAGGCTTGCTGCCAGATGAAGAGAAAGACAACAAGCAGAATGGCTCCAATGACGATTTCCATTCAAGCCTCCAGAATCCAATAGGGTTCATAGATGCGTGATTCCTTCTTGAACTCGTCTGGCCGATCGAATCGGAACCACTTGTCCAAGAACTCCGGATCACGCCGATGGCAAATGTCTAAGAACCCGCATGGAGTCCCATAGAATGCACAGCCATGGCTCCGCCTGGGCCAGAACCCATTATTGCCCATGCGAATCATTCGATCGAGCCGCTCATTCTTGGATTCGATAGCATCCCAGATCTCAAGCGGCTCAAGCTTGTGAGTCATTGGTCTGACTTCGGGCTCTCCATACTCGCCGAATTCTGCCACCAAGTATGTAACTTCCATACCCTTAGTCTGCCAATCATGACCAATGGCCGCACTGAGCACAAGACCATATTGTCCTGCTTGTCCACTGAATCGAAAGCTCGCTTGTTGCGCAGGTTCACCAAGGATAGTCGTCTTAAGGTCACATACCATATACCGCCACCGCTCACGACGATGACGTAGAATCCAGTCGATCTTACCTTGAGTCGCCAGAAATACAGCCTTGCCGGTAATTGGGTGTGGGAATGATCCGAGACTCGTATGGTTGATTCGCCACGGTAACTCGATAGCATGCTCACCATTCGGGAGACGTGCCACTTCCCAGTCATCCCAAAATGGATCAGATCTGATTCGATCGAGCAGCATAAGAGCATTTTCGAGCGTACGCTTATAATCCACCAGTCCCGCATCACGGCGTTTCTCTTCGAGAATCCACGGCCACCACTTGAGGAGTGCAATGTCACTGGCGTCATCGTCGCGTTCCTTCGTCCACTCTTGAGTCGCTTCGTGCAGAGCAGTGCCAACTTCAGCGGCAAGGCCGACGATCTCGTTGACGGGAAGTTGTTGGTAGATGTGGCGGAACTCGAAGCGTCTTGGACACGATTCAAAGGTTCCGTCGATGCTGTGACTCGTGACTATGAATTCACGACCATCAACTTCGAGAGTTCCACCCACATCGTCGGCGATGGCTACTTGATTCATAGCTCAATGTCCTTCATATCTGCGAAAGCATCCAGCGTGTCGGGCATGCTGTTGAAGTCGATGGCATCGAAATTGCCGAATCGATTCACCTTCTTGGCAGCCGCAGTCGCCTTGCGCTTCTCGCCCTTCACTTTCTTCTCGGCAACCTGCTCAACGGCTGATTCCTTGAGAGAGCGAATGAACATGATGATGTTGCGAACGTCGCGGTCCTGGGTGAGTCCATCCAGTTCCGGTTGCTCTTTTAGCATTATCATGATTTTCTTCACATAGGCACGGGCGAGATCGAGATTCACGAAATCAATGCCATTATCGCGAACGAGCATAGCATCGAAACGATCGACCAGTTCTTTATAGTCCTCTGGCATTTCAGCGAAGAGGTATGAGTGATCTTGACTCAGTGCCTCTTTCCGCTGCGCCGCCTTGGCTACCCCTGCTAGAAGTGAAGGTTTTGCCGCAAGACTTGTCCCTGGACTTCCAGATCCAGCGACATTAGCGTTCGCCTTTGAATCGCTTCCTGACTGTACAGCGGCACCAGTTGCTCCACTCTGAATTCGCTTGCCCAGTAGTGACGTGCGAGTCGTCTTGTCTTGAGCAGCCGCTTCAACAACGATTGATTCGTTCTGAATTCCGCTGCTGTCAGCATTGCCTGATACGTCCCCGGCGGAAGTGATTGGGATTGAGATTGATTCACTGGTGTTGGCATCGAGTGATTCCTTCTGAATAGGTGCCGGCGTTGCTTGCTTCGCCTTGTAAGCACCGAGGATTGAAAACTTCTGAGTCACAGTTGCATCTCCAAATCGCTAAGTCTGTCGGCCATGTTCTTCATCTGTTGGAGCGGCGTCACATGAAACTGAATCATGTGATACTCATGCTGCACAACACCGGGGATAGTCGGTACCCCCATAGGTTCGTCCTTGAATCCGAATTGACTGACGGCAATTCCTTCTTTCTGGTATCGGCGACGGGTGCGACTCAATTCAGTTCGAATCTTCTGAATCATAGCCTCACCTTGGCCGCGCTCCGTTTCGATCACGACCGGGTCCGACTTTGACTGACGGAATAGTCGCAGCACTTGCTCCAGCACCTGCGGACCGGTCAGCTTGTGAATCGTGCAGTCAATGATCCGGTGATTCATTTGTTAATCCTCTCGACCTCTCGCAGCGCATTACACACTCGATTGTAATCCCACTGCAACTTATCCCCGGCTATTGAGGGCTCAACGACTCGTCCAAGATTCGCATACAGAACGCTGCCAAGATGAATCTTTAATGACTCAAGAGCTTCCATGGCTTGTTTGACCAACTTAGCTTTGGCATCGAGTGATTCACTCTCGACTTTCTCGTCAGTCACAGAAAGCATGATGGGAGGATGCTGGACTCCCATTATTGAGATGATGATCGAGTGGCCAGCATTGATTCGTTCTAGTTCAGCCGGAGTAGGTTCCCAGGCAGTCTCCATGAAGGGAGCCATGCGTTCGACTCCATCAACCATAGTGAGTTTTTGGACCCACTTGACTGGCAAGCCGAGGTATCCTTGGTCCTGCCCGATGATATGCTGGGCACCTTTAATATGACGAATCATCATGGCTTTGGTCTCCCCTCTGTGGCTTGTATGTCACCACGTTTTCTCCAATTTTGGAAATGCCGCGGCGACTCAATTACATTAAGATAAACACCGTCTCTGGTAGTTACCGAAACTGGAAGTATTGGCCAAAAATCTGACTCATGCACAAAGGTAATATCCCTGTTGACTCCATCTTTGCACATGACTGTGCCGTAGATGAATACCGAGTCGCCATCGATGATGATCTTGCGCGGAGCCATGTTACGTTACCTTGTTGATGTATTGGATTAGCAAGGAACTGTCGTCCCCTGCTATTTCTCGTAGTGAATCAGTGACTTCCTTGCAGCACGAATCATGCATGAAAATAGTCGGCCACTTCGACACCTGCCCCATTTGATTAAAAGGGCTGGTGCCGAATTGATTCACTGATGGATTCCGGCAGAAGAGGCAAGTTATGACTCGCATTTCTCGCTACCGAGGGAAACTGTTTGACAACTGAACAATCTGCGTAAAGGTGTCTTCTGCTTCACCTGATTCATTTTTCTTGCTGCCAGATTTTCGTCTGGTTACAGTCACACTATTGCAAGGGCATTGACGATTGAAAGTCGAGTCACGAAATTCGACATGAGCTTCTGAATTCTGATTTTGCAGAAATTCCAACAGTTGATACACTTTCATGACTCAAGCTCCATCGAATAAACAGTTGCCGGAGCAGCTAGGTCATAAGTCTCGATGCTCAATGGCACGTTGACTCTAAACTTAGCATAACCGACGTCCAGCCCTTCCTGCGCCATTGCCCGATACCGCTCGATCTTGTCGGCGAGAGTCGCTCCCTTGATCTTTTGTCGGCTAATGGCATAACGAATCGCATATGGTGTGCCCAAAATGATGACTCGCTTCGTCGCCCTAGTGATCGCAGTGTAGAGCCATTCGCGACTCAGCTGCGCCTTTTCGGCATGATGGCAAATGATAACGGCGCAATCGAACTGACTGCCTTGGCACTTGGCAACCGTTGAACAGTAAGCGAGTTGCAAGGACTCGACACTGGCCTTGGAAGCGAACTGCCTAACCGCGCCATTATCGAATCGCACGTGGACGATGTGAGATGCAGCACCGCCACCTTCGATTTCTTCTTGCGACTCCCCCGATTCGAGAGAAAGATCCTCTTCCCCCTCATCCGAATCAAAACTGAAGTTGGCCAGTTCTTCGAGAGAAGCAGGATTTGACTCGCCAGCAAAGGGGTTTCGCAAATCAGCAATGCGCGCCCGTGTTGCTGCCATAACTTCAGATTCGATTCCAAAGAGGTCATACTTGCCCTTGTAATGTCCGTTACGAACGATATCCGTGATCACGCCGGTCATGCCATTGGTGACTCGATCAAGCGTGCTCGGTGCTTCATTCTTGGTTGCCATTACCCGCAGATTCACTGCGAATTTCTTCTGCGCCCTACCGGCATCAATGATGAAGCGAGGGTGGGCTTCATCCGGTGGTTGAATCAAGATGCTCAACTGCTCATTAAGCGGGGCTTGCTGAACCATTGAGGAGGTCTTGTTGTTATCGAATCCGTTACCGGCAGTCATCACGCGATCCCGATAGGGGTCATAGATGATTGCGGAATTGGGGTCGGCAGGGTTCAGTTGACGCTTTCTGATTTGATTCAAGATGTTCAAAATCATCTTGTTGGCTTCTACCGGACTCGCCGGCAGTTCCTGGAAGATGACTCGCCAGTCGGGATTCCCCTTCTGATTGTCGAAAGACGGCTGCTTACCATTCAAGACTTGGTGAGCAACTTCGACAATGCGATTCGCTCCCACTTCCTTCTGCCGGTGAACCTTAGTCAGTTCACTAACATGCCAGTGACTCAATGCATAGGCGAAAATCGGCTGGCCAATGATAGGCGGAAGCTGATTCAAGTCACCCGTCATATAAATGCGAGTCCCGCGCTTGCAGGCGGCGAGCAGTTGCTTCCACAAGTCGAGTCCGACCATGGATGCTTCATCGATGATGATGATATCATGGTCTAACTTGCGAAGGTTGTGCCGCTGCGGAACGAAGATACGAGTCATCTGTCCCGACTTTGTTGATTCAACCTGTTCAGGCGCAAACTCCAGCAGACCATGAATCGTCTTGCAGCACTGGTGCATCCAGCTTGGCAAGTTGGACTTCATCACTTGAACGGCCATGCCAGTAAAGGCGACCATTGCAATGTTGAGTCCTTGGCCATCTGACAACTGCTTTACTTCCACGGCAGAATCACCGTAAACGAGTTTGTGAATCAGATACTTCTGGACCGTCGTTTTGCCCGTACCAGCCGCCCCAATGAGGCAACCGTATTGAACCTTCGCCAGTGCCGCTACCGCTTCAACCTGTGATTCATCAAGCGTAATATCCGGATTCCACAGACCAGATTCGCTTTCAGCCGGTAGCTGGAAACGAGTTGCGGATTGAGTCGCTGGCTTGTAGTCAATGCCGGGCTCATATGTGCTTTCGATCGAGTGCTCTTCTTCGATTTCCGAGTCAATCTTGCGTTCAACCGCTGACTCAAGAATCTGTGCAACGAGGGCATTGGCCTTGGCTTCCTCTTTTGGATTCAGCTTCGTTTCGATTTCGGCGGCTCGCTGCATTGGAGTCTTGGCGAGAGAGCGAGCGAGCAAGCTTGTGCGTGGGAGTGGGTTGTTCATGACTCAATCTCCTAGAAGTCAAAATTGATATCGCCGAAACGCTCGGCAGCCTTGAGGACCGCTTTGCTTGACTTCGGTTTGGAATCACCAGTGGTTGCCGCTTTTTTAGGTCTGCGCTTTTCCAACTGCTCTGCGTATTTGGCAGCTAGAGTCGGCGGCAGAACATCGCGGACCTCTGCGAGACTGATAACAGCCTTGAGTCCGCGATTCACTGTCACCTTACCAGACTTGCCAGAATTACGAGCATTGGCAGACGCGACCAGCATGCGATTCGCGGCAACCTTTCTGTCTTTTTCTTCTTCTAAAACCAACTGCTCCGGAGTCATGTCAATGAGAGCAATCGCCGCCGACAAGGCCATGCTGTTGCCATTCGGCGGATTCTTCATGGTGGACAATGCGATGAATCCGCAGTTTTCCACCATGTCAACGAAGGCGGCGAACGTGTCGAAATTGAATTCGTTATCGCGAATCAATTTAACAGTGTCACGCACTTCAAGGGAATAAAGGGCATGGCGAATATTGTGAATCGCATCCAGCTGAATAAGCGTGTCGAGTAGCTTCATCAACTGCTCTGATTCACCACGTTGCCAATTTTGAAACTCGACAAGCCATTGCATTTTGCGCAATTTCAAATCAGTTGATTCCAGTTCACGAACGGCCGCCATATTTTCAAATACGAGACGCGAGGCGAGAATCGCGAAAAGATCAACAGGATAAAATTCACGAAGAAATCGGAATCCATCCTTTGACTTTGCGGCAGTCAAGTGAGGAGCAGGGCGGGAAGATTGAATCAGCCAGCGAGTTTCAAGCGAATCAATGATCTGCTCAATTGGCTGGAATGGCCGCTGGAAACGCTCAAAAGCGATAGCCTTCTGAATCGCTTCATTGCTTGCGACCGATACGATTTGACCAGTCAGTGAACAACGAACGTATTGAAGGCCGATTTCCAGAGCGCGATTCAATGCATCATCAGCGCCAAGGTCAATGTCGAAGGTGATTTCTTGAGTCATTGTGATTGTCCTAGTGATTCGAGGTGATTAAGATTTGCGGACGATTCTCAACTCAACGCTGTTATTCATCGCCCAAATGATATGCTTGCTGATTCCGACGCGGCCGTCATGCTCTGCGAGATTGAACTTCAGAGTCTTGAAGGTTCCGGTCGGGTCCAGAAACTCAACTGTTGCGTCCAGAGGCTCGCGAGTCACGGGTTGCAAATTAGCACCCTTGGCAGGTAGGAGCGTCGCGAGTGATTCAAAACCGTTTGCCATGATGATTTTCCTTCTGCGTGATTGCCTGATTTTTAGGCCATTTTAGAATAAAGAATTACAAGAAATTAAGCAATGGCCATTTTGAGCAAAATTTTCCTAATTTCCTGTCATTTCTCATAGGTTTAGTAGATCAATATCCCCAAATCTGCTCATTTTTGAGGATGATTTTCTCCCGCTTGGTTCAGCCCCTATTTCTTGCGATTCATTCTGTTGCCGAACCTGCTTTGCGGTAATGTGTTCGTGAATCATTTCTCTGAAATCAGCTTCAATGAGTCCCTTGTCTCGTCGAATCGCAAAATGGCACTCCGCATAAGCGACTCCCCATTCGGCTGCGGACTGCTGACTCGTGAACTGAAATAGCAGCCGCTTTATCGGTGGAAGAGCAAGCTCACTATTAACAGCATGGAGACCAAGAACACCATGGCTGGCAATGAATTCAAAACGAGAGCGAATCGGCTCTTGCGCCGTTGCCGGGTCTTGAGCCGCCGACGGAGTGACCAGTGACTCAGCAAAATTGCTGCGATCAATAGAACCGACAAGAATGTCACCCACATTGGACTCAGGTCGAGCGTGTGCTGTGTAAACATTGCCCCAGATTATCCTCTTTTGTGAGTCACGAACGTGATGTGGCGATCGTCGACTCAGGGATGAAACTCGTTTACCTCGTTCACTGATGGCGATTCCGACTTCATCTTCCTCACGTAGGGATGGCAGGAAGGGGATAACGAAGTGGGTGGATTCTGCATTGCCGAGACGGCAGAGACGATTCCAAGCAAGATAGGTACAAGGACGTGGAAGTGGAACGGAGTCATTACGGAAGAAATAGGAGCCTTTTGCTTTTTCACCTGGAATCAGAGAGGTTGAAGACAACGTGATTCCAATCTGAAATGCAAACAATGAGATCGGAAACAGCGGATCGAAAAACCCGCTGGTGCTGTAGCCTGATTCAGGTATGGGAAACAAATTTGATTCAAT